ACAAACTAAACTCGGTATAGAGATATTTCCATTTATCCCTGTAACGGTATTTGTCGTTTGGGTATTGGCAACGGACACAATAATCCGTCTTATATAAAACCTCGTATATTACTCCCCTGTGTTCAAACAGTTCGTTCTCGTCAAGGGTTCCTACTTCTACCTTCTTCATGACCTTGTACCAATTCTATTACAACATTTTCGAGATTAACATACAAGTTTACTTTAGATACACTTCCATCTTTGTTTATCTTTTTAAACAATGGTTTGATATCGCACAGGTAACTGACATCATAACCCACAATATAGGCATACTGTTTTGTTTCAGGAACGGTGACACCTGTCAAATCATGCAAACTCGTATATACTGATGCAGGGGTGGTGATACAAACCTTGCTTCCGATAGGATACTTTATGTTGGATTTGATATACTCTTTTTTGAGTTTTACCATTTCATTATTCAATTCGTTTATCTTTGAATTGATAATTTCTTTCTTTGATTTAAATTCTTCTTTAGTCATATACATATACACACATAATTAACATTCAGACAAAATCTGTAACACAATAAGCCATACAATGACAATCATCAATCGTCCAACATATTTCCACATATAGCTTTCATTATCATAGCAAAAACAATTCCAAAAAGCATAAATTCACTCCTTCCTAACATTATTGTCCACCCACCTCATTGCTCCCTTTAACGCATCAGTTGTAGACCTGTAAAACATATATACAAAGAGAACCATCCGTTCACCTTTTATTATCCGGTACATGAAGTCTTTTTCTCCTGTGACCTCTATTGTACAGCCTTTATAATATGCAACGTATTTTTTTCTCATACGGCAAAGATATAGTTTATTGGTTTGCCAAAAACTTTTTATTAACTTTTATTAAGCGTTTTTCCCATTCGTTCAGATCTACACCCGTCTTAATTTTCTCCATAACCGAATCTATATCAAAAGATTTACATTTTTCATACAGATCACTCATTGTCGTTCCTTGTATGATAACTCCGTTCTTTTCCCCGGAAAAATATCCGTCAACACTCTCTATCACATCCCATTTCCGCCCTTCCAGGATGGATTGTTTATTGTTCGTTCCCATTATATTTAGCTATTATATTATTCATTTCATTGTTCTTGGCTTCCGTAAAACCTTAAATTAAAATTCGTTTCGGTAATAGTTCGCCAATCTTATACAGTTCTATGCTTGTAACCTCTTGTGTTTCTTTCAGTAAGTTAATTCCATCACTAAAGAAGTTTAGCAATCTTACATCCTTAAATGCGTTACACGGCTCAAGCATTACACTACGATTTTTTTTCGTTAATTTGAATGAAATAATTTGCTTTCATATTCTTTTGTTGTTTTAAGTTAGTAATTTGCTCCGCCCGTGGAATTTGCACCACTTGCAAAGCGTTGAACCTTTGGCAGATAATTCGGCTTAAAAACCGTTATTTCCAGTCATTTCCTTCATACAGTCCACTACGAGCCACACGATATCCATCAAAAAAACATAGTTCGTCCCTCCCTTTAATTAAATGATACTTACAAGTTTTTCAAATGAATACACCCCACGAAGTTTGCCTAATTCTTCTTTATGCCGTAATGTAACACGCCACGGGTAAATTATTTCATTTTCTGGATAACTTTCTTTATCCCCTTTGAACTCCATCAGTTTAACGCAATAGTTGTTGAATAGTATTTGCGCCTGTCTGTCAGTAGCTAACAACTTGAATGTACTTTCCATGTCTTTTTATTTTTAAGTTAATAAATAGTTCCCGGCGGCGGTGGCGATCCGCTTGTTGTTCTCCACGCCGGGATAGTTGGTTATTTAAATACATGATCAATGAATACCGTATTCGTTTGCCATTGCCCTCTATGTTTAAAAACAAAATATCCGCGTATGGTTGCCGTTTCTTTCATTATCGCTCTGTTCGTTGTTCTCCATACCAGGCAATCCTATTTATCTTAATTCCCTAAATGAAACCGTTTCAAAATCGCTCTTAATGATCTCTATCTGTACAGGCTTAACAAATCGGTCCAATTCCTTGCGTATCTCTCTCATTTGTTCAAACGGTACGGTTACAATGTTCCCGGCAACTAACAAGTTGCGCAAAATGTTGTCTAATTCTTCGCGTTTCATATTATTGTATATTTTTGTAAAACTCACAATACAGGCCGTACAGGTCTATAATATCTGAATCAGTTAGTATTCTCCTTAAAACTCTTATTACTCTAATTACTCTCATTACTCGTTCAAATATGACTTGGGAAGCAAAGGGAAAACTCTTAACACTTCATCAAAACGCACGTTCCCAAACTTTTCGATATATACGGAAAAATAACGTTCATTCCGCCTACGATCAATAGTTATGCAGCTAGGTACGTCCTTTCGATTTAACGTATTATAGTCGCTTGCGTGCTCTCTTACAAACTTAATCAATTCGGGCGTATCTAGGTACATTTTGATTATTTTTTGCGTCCTGGTGCCGTTATAATACGCTCGTTTAACCTGTTTTTCGGGTAACTTGTGCCCGTCATAGCTTTTCCAAAACTTGATATTTTCCTTGATAAGATCCAATATATTAATACCTCTACTAGCTTTAAATGTTCCTATCTTAATACTTTCATTTTCAAGGATAGGATATAATTCTTTTTGTAAGTTTTGTTTGTCCATAATACTATTCATTTAAAATATCGTCAAGTTCGCCAATACGTCCACATTATATACGGGTAACTGTTTTGCGTATCTAGTACGACCGTCTAGGGGCGTTTCTTCAATGGTTATATCTAGTAGTTCGTGCATCGGTGTATTCCAGATAGATTTTTTTAGGGCTTCTATTTCCTTGTACCGTTCCGAACCTATATATATACCTTTTGGGCCGTGATATAATTGTTTAAAAAACGGGTGATCCTTGTGCCTGCATACGAAATGGTAGCTTATATACTTTACTGTTTTTGAAGCCGATTTACAAATATATTGACTACCTGTTTTGCTGTTTTTTACTATTACTTGTATCATAATGTTTTTGTTTTTATGGGTAATATATATCTTTCGTCACAGGGCTTTATTTTGCCCTCTATTGACGTTTTTGGATGGAGTATTGCACACATTCAAGTATATATTTAGCGTGCTCCCGGGCCGCTTCCTGTTTTTCCTGTTTTGTGGGTGTTATCCCATCGTACTTGCGCAATAGTTTGGCAGCCTCTCTGACTATAGTTTTCACCGTGCTGCAATTTGCAAGGTATTCTAATTGTGGTTGTACACCCTTGTTTATTTTTTTAATTAGACAATCTTGCAGCCGTGATGTTATATTGTATATTTCGCTTGTATTACGTATATACATTGCAAGCAAATTAGGTATGTCGTTTCTTGTTTCCATAATGTTACGTTTTTAAATTGTTATTGTTTGCTTTGGTTCTCTATGTAATCGGTTACCCGTATTGATAGGTACAGGCAACCTAATAGTATTAATGTTTCGATCATAGTTATTTATTTTTGATTTTTCCAAACTCTATAATCATTATCACTATCAAAACACATATAACCGCCAAAAACCTTGGCAACATGTGCCGGGGTAAACGGGCAATTTTTAATTGCCCGGTACCGTGTTTCAACTTGTGCAAAAAACGTTCTCATTGTTATTTTAATTTAATTGTTTATTATTTTACTTAATTCACGTGCAAAACGCTTAATCATTTTTTTGCGTTGACTAAAATCGTAATTATAATACAATTTTTCCCACCGTTCGCACACTTTGCGCGCATTTTTGTTTTTCGTCCCAAATGGTACATATCCTGTGCAAATAGCTATATTATTATACGGTGCAGGTAATTCAAATATATCGGCGGCCCATCCTTCTACACGTTCGGTGTGTCCGACTTTTGTAAGGTAATTTTGTATGTACTGTATTTCGCAATATCCTAATAATATTACATTTTCTTTGCCATAAATACGATATATTTCTTTCCTTGTTGTTTTCATAACTCAATTCCTTTAATTTACTGAAGATCTTTCGGTACAGGGGCTTATTTACCTCTGTATGCGCGTTTTATTATTCTTCTTCTGTTTCCACTTCGTCCAACACTTCTGAAATTGCTTGGCCTAACAGATAACAGCGTATTGTAGCGTCGCACTCTTCCGCACCATGTTCCAAGTAACTCATATCACACCCGAATTCCGTTAACGCTTCACTTAACAGATCCAAATTGTGGCACAGGTATTCCTCAGCCGTCCAAGTGTTAAAGGTATAAGATCCTGATGCGTTCCCTGTTACGCTATCACATGTAAACAGTGTATCATTAAGATCCTGTTCCACTTCGTCCCTATTTTCGGAAGTTACTACTATATTGTTTTCGTTGATATAGTTCAAAACATCCTCTTTAACCGCTTCCAAATAATCGTATCTTTCCATAATTGTAATATTTAATTGTTAATAATTATTTCCCGTTCTTTCTTGACAAAATTTCTAAAGTTACCGAAATTACGCTTAAATTCGACTATAGCTTGCTTCTTCGTTTTTCCATAATAGCAAAACCTTTGTCCATTATGGAATTCTACTGTTAACTTGTATTCTTTCATATCCTACTTATTATCCAATTATATAAGGTTCTTTCATTGGAATATATTCCATTCCGTTAAGCTGGTAGATTGGTAGATATATTCTAAACCAACCGTTACCGGCATCATAAAACCCCTTGAAAACGAAATCAGAAGGGGAAGCATTACCAATTATTTCGAGCTCTCTATATCCGTATACGTTGCTTTCTCCGTTCTTCTTGATGAACTTCTTTAACCAATTCAACCCCTGTATTCCTTGTTCCTCTGTTAATGGAATGCCGTAACCGTCTCCGATACTTTCCAACCAGTCGTAATTTATAACGTCTTGTTGCGCCTTGTTGGAGCGGTTTTTTAACACCTGCAACTGCTGTTTAGTGATTACACCGTTTTCTGTGATTTCTTTAAAAATTGTCTCATTTGTTTTCATAATATATAATGTTTTAAATTGTACTCTGTATTAATACGGGCTTGTAACCGTTACCAACCAATTATACCAATAAATCTAGAGATGGCAGCTACATTACAATATGCGCGTATCGTATGTTTTTACGGCTTATATATACCGACCGTAACTAACGGACCAGTATTAAGGCTTATGTATAGGATACACACGCACATACATTATATTATATTAGGGATGTTAATCGCATATCGCACTAAGTTACTATCTCCATTATCAAGCAATACCCGCACCTCTGCATCGTGGCTAACAACACCGCTATTTATATTCCGCTTATTCCCTGGTTTGCGGATCTGTACCACGCTCTCACCGTGGCAAGCTGTTTCAATACGTCAAATATCTCTTTGTCCTTCCGACACTGCAAACATACAGCGTTTTTGTTTAGGTTGTATATTTTGTTAACATTCATTATAAATTAAGCCCGTTTTTAGCAAAATCAATACTGTTTATATACATATTTTAAATTAATATTGCATAATATTAATAGATCAGACCGTGTAAGACCGTTTTAGCCTAATATTATGTTTAATTTCAAGATTTTTCAATGTTAATTTGTGTTAAATTTTGTTGTAAGTGTCTGATAATGAAGGAATTACGAAATCTTCGTAGAAGTAATTTGTAAAGATTTTTATTTGTAAAGATTTCGAAATTCGATTGTCGTAGAAAAAAATTCTTTTTTATTTACAAACGTTGAGAATCGCGGTATATAAACGTGCGTAATTGCCTGTAAATAAGTGCCATACCCCCTTTTATAGAGGCTTCGCTGCGGGTGTGTCGCTCCCGATAAATTTTTTTCTGAAAATTTTTTTCCCCCAAATTTTGCTCGGATGTCTGATTTTGCGTTTTGGTGGTGTATTTTCGGTAGTTTTCAACAAAATTGGATAAATCTTTACATAAAAAGTTACGAAAATCGTAGGTTTTTTGGTGTATTTCGTAGGTATGGTTGCATTTTTTATGTCTTTTTTTGCGGTGTAAGTTATTGGTTTACAGTATTCTTCGTTGATTTCGTCGTTTTGATATGTATCTATACTAAATTACGTATGCAATTTTGGTGTCTGTATGCGTATGTGTCGTATATGTGATGTACGTGTATATGTATTGTAATAGAGCATATACGGTGTACGTGTATGTATATTTTGTATATATATATTACTTTTAACATTTAATATACAAATTAATAGAGAGTAAATTTTCAAAGATTTACGATTCAATTTTTTTTGACAAGGCTAAACAGCTTGTTTTAAGTAACTTATCCTCTAATTTGCGCGAGTTTTTTGACAAGTGTTGAAAAACGAAGAGTTTACGAAGTCTACGAAAAATCAACGAATTTCGTAGGTTTTTTACGAATTTTCCCGAATCAATTAGTTGCATATGCAACTATCGGTGTTGAGATTTTTTATTTTATGTTAAATTAAGTCAATTTTACATTTCTTAACGTAGAAAATAATAAGTAGATAAAAAATTATAGTTAAATCATTTTAACTAAAATGAGAAAAATTATTACAAAAGTAAAAAATAACAACAATCAATATTTTTTACTTTTCCTATTCAAATAATACTGTGGACGTGAAAGTAAAAAATCTTGTGTAAAGAAAGATAAACTATCTTCCTTGACACGTATTTGTTAATCACATAAACATTTGTAGTTAATTAATTTAACTACTAGTTTTCGTATTGTTTTTTTTCGCTATATTTGCAGGTAAAATCAAGTAAAATATGGAAGAAGAAATAGAGATTAAACTTAGGTTGCCCGAATCAAGGCGTGTCGTATGCCTGTCCGATGCAATGCCCGACAGGGAGAGGTGGTTTAAGGGAATGAGGGTACAGACGCATCTTTTCGGGTGGGTTACGCTCGTCAACGTTGCGGACAGGCAGTGTTTCCTCAAACTTGACGAGCCGTTGAAGGACGGTACTAGGACGGTTCTTGTGTCGGAAGCGTCATTCATAAGACGCGTGCCCGTACCTTTAACTGCAAAGTCTATGGCTGCACAGGTCGCTGGTGTCAGCGTGGAGGGTGAGGTGCTGGAGTACGAGAGGAAGATGAAGAGAAAATGGGAGAAGGAGAGGAAGCATATAGCGGAGATATGTGCAAGATACGGGTATGTGCTCCCTTCCGAGTGGAAACGGTCGTTAAGGAGATTTGCTTCGTGGTGTGAGGGCCAGGTAAGGCAGTACGGTCATATCGTGGATGCCGACTATCTTATGCGGCATGACACGTCCGTTGTGGGCGGAAGGAGCGTGGATGATCTAAGGTTCGTGCCAGATGTGGATATGGTGGATGGGACCGGGGCGAACGGGAAGCCTTCCGCCGCTCGCGTTTCACGGTGCGCGCTCATGCCGGGAAGCATCGTCACCGCCATACGTAACGCAGGGAACGAGATGGACAAGTCGGTGTCGTTGTGGCGGAACAGCTACTTCGTGAAGATGAGGCGTTTCGGGTACACGTTCAACACCTGCTGTGACGGGGCAAAGACACGTGACGATGCGTTCACGTGGTTCAAGGACATCACCATACAGTACATGGCTGACCTTATAGAGTATTACGGGATAAGACGTGATTCCATCGTGTGCAGGAAACTGGAGCACATCGCGGACGTTTACTCTTCCCTTGATGATATGGACGCACGCCCTGATATATCAACGGACGATTATGACCTGTATCCCGTTGTAATGTTCGGGAAGGTTGTGGACCGGGAGAAATCGGTAGAATCGGTATAGAAAGGAGGGGAAAATGACTGTCGCTGAATCTGCAAAGGCTTCTTATGAATACATCCTTGATTCCGTTATGGGCAAGCTGGCGGACAAGGGTGGTGGTCGTGGCTTCCGTAAAGCAAGGGATGAAGGCGAGTGGAAGCGTTCCATATCCGCTATGGTCGAGATGGATATAGCTGATGCATGCAGGGAGTGCAATTTCAGACGCCACAGGAGCGGTTCCATCATGGCTTTTGACGGTAAGATATTCGTTCCCATGATGAAGGACGATCTGATGCGCCTGTGTATGGATTTGTGCCGCATAAACGGTCTTAGCGAACTGTACATGACCGATACGAGCGAGCGTTTCTACCGTACCATTGTGAAGAACGTGACGCATGAGATATTCAATCCCAAGCGTAACTTCATCACGTTTGACAATTGTGTCCTTGACACGGAAACGATGGAAACGTTTGATTTCTCCCCTATGATAGAATCGTGCATACGTATCAATATCAATTATGACCCGTTGGCGCGCAGCCCGTTGTGGGAGAAGTTTCTGGACGATGTGATCCCGGTGAAGGACACACAGGATGCCTTGCAGGAGTTTGTGGGGTGTGCCTTTGTTGACAGGAAGAAGATCAAGATGGAGAAGATGTGTTACCTTCTCGGTTGTGGTAGTAACGGTAAGTCGGTGTTCTTTGACGCTGTTGTCAACGCGCTAGGGAAGGATAATGTTTCTTATATGGAGATGGCTGACCTGTCGGGTGACAAGTCTACTTGCGAGTACAATATAGCTATGATAAACGGCAAACTGCTCAACTACGCCTCAGAGATGGGTGGGAAGGATGTGAGCGGTGGCAAGTATAAGAAGTTCATATCCGGTGAGCCTACTATGGCACGCCTTCCGTTCGGTGAGCCTTTCCTTGCCGACATGATGCCACCGTTTATGGCCAACCTTAACAAGATGCCTTCTGTTTCGGACCAGACTTACGGTCATTTCAGACGCTCCCTTGTTATCCCGTTCTATCGTGTGTTCAAGGAATCGGAACAGGACAGGTCGCTTCCGTTGAAGCTGTCAAAGGAATCGGCAGCCATTATCAACTGGATAATAGAGGGTGCAAGACGGTTTGTGAAGAACAAGGGTGAATTTACGAGAAGTTATACGATAGAATCCGTTACGGAGAACGCAAGACGTGATTCCAACAGTGTCCTGTCGTATCTTTACGATTCGGGGTATGATGCTGATGGGGGAATTGAACTTGAGGCTATCCGTGACCGTGATCTGTATGTGAAATACAGTGCATATTGTATTGACTGTGGTGTAAGACCTTACAGCAAGAGAAAGATGGTTGACATGATACGCCAGGAAGGCTATTCCGTCACTTCCGCGTGGGATGAAAATAGGAACAGAATGTTCCAGATTGTCCTAAGACGGAAGTATAATCCTGACGAATACCTTCTGCAACAGGCTGATGATATAATGAAGGAGGATTTGCCGTTCTAAAGTGATGTTTTTTTTATAATAAATAAATGTCTTTTGAAAAAAAGTGTTTTATATTTGCTTTTATAATAAATAGTATGTATATTTGCATTGTATTTTAAAACACTTTTATTATGAAAACAGAAGTTGAAATGAAAAGAATTCTTTTTGGGCATGAGATTTCCCAAAAAAGCAAAAGTGAATTTTTGTCTGCTACCGATTTGGTTAAAGCTGGTAATGCTTGGAGGATTAATAATGGGTTTCCTGAATTTAATTTTTATCAGTGGCGGCAAAGCAATAATACAAGAGAGTTTATTGTAGAGTTAGAAAAAAAGTATGGTACTGCTATTATCAGTGGAAGGGGTAGAGGGCATCATACATGGATTCATCCTTTTTTATTCTTGGATTTGGCGTTGGCTATAAATCCAAAGTTAAAAGTTGAGGTGTATGAATGGTTATTCGACAAACTTCTTGAATATCGTAATGATAGCGGTGATTCATTTAAGGAAATGACTGGTGCGCTGTATAATAATTGTTCCAATAAAAGCCAGTTCTCAAAAGCTATGTCTTTATTGTGCACTATGATAAAAGAAGAATGTGGTATAACAACAGATTGGCAACACGCAACAGAAGAACAGTTGTTGTATAGAGATAAGATTCATGAATATATATCTCTTATGTGTGACATTTTTAAATGGAATAACAATGAAGCTGTCCGTATAGGTTTGTTGAAAGCTAAAAAATGGAAGGATAATAGGTTGTCTGTTTAATATTGTTTAACCGTTATTTTTTTTGCCATGACATATTGTAGTAGTATAGATTAAGATATTGCGCCTACCGAGTGGAGCTGCGGAAACGCCTCCGAAATAAACCCTATGGTTGATTTGACAGCTCGTAGTAGGCGCACTTTTTTATTGTTATGAATGAACTGGTTTTTAAAGGTCATAATGACCAAGTTTTAACTAATAGTATATAATTGCCTCAATTTTCTTCAAATCCTATAATCTTGTCTATGCCTTTGTCGAAGTCATCATTAGATTTACTTTTAACTTCATTAATATCCTCATTAAACTCTAACTCTAATTGAATAGGTTTAGCATTATATTTCCTCTCAAACAGTTCATTAAATTCTGATTTGGATTTAGAAATAGACATTAATGTGGTAACTTCTATAATCTGTTTTTTCAGGTGTTCTCTACCTATTTCTGGTGTTAATGATTGATGCCATTTGTATTTCCAATTTCCTTTATCCGTTTTTCCCGTTTTCTCCTTAATTTTGTCAACAACTCCATCAGATAATAAATCATAAATATACTTAGTTGTTAATTTACCAATAAAAGATGGCTTGTTTTTAATGTATTTAGGTATAAAAGGTAGCCCCCATAATCTATACACTTCTCTATAAAAATCATCTGTAAAGGTTAATTGCCATTTCAAAATTTCTTCAGAAATATAAGCACTAAGGATTTTTTGCAATTCAAAATGTTCTCGTTCATTTTGATACCCAGTAGCTTCATCAATAAGGGCAATTATACCAATCTTAGCAAATGAAGATAATAAAATTTCGCATTGATTAGCAACTATTTGTTGTCTTTCTGTCATTTTGACTCCACTGCGCCTAGCTCTTAAAATAGCCTCACAAATATCGGTCAAAACAGTAGCCTCATAACCATTAATTCGCTGTTTACCTTTAAAGCATATAATTGGATCAAAATGTGCCGCGTCTTTATTGCTGAAAATGAAAGGTTTAAGTATTGAATTTGATAGGAACTGTGGCAATTTTGTGCCGCTTATATTCCCATCAACTACTTTTAATATTTCTTGCATTTTCCTTCCTGATAGAACTCTTGTCCCATCTTCTAATACATAACATGGCAATTTGTTTTCACCAAGATTTAAAGTTCCTTCGTATTTTATTTGATTATCCATATACTAATTCTTTGTAAGTTAATCTACATTCAATATTCTGCAAAAATAAATCAAATCTTTCTTTATCAGATAAAGAGCGAGTGTTAAAACGATACACACACTCGTCAATATAACGTTGCATGTGTTGTTTAGACCAATGGTAGTATATACCCATAATACTTCTTTTCACTAAAGCCCAAAATCCTTCGATGTGATTTGTTGTCAGATCACCACTACCATAAAATCCTGCTCCATGATTTACATTTCTATGGTTGTAGTAAATATTAGCCCCATCACTATAATTCCATTCGTCTGTATAAAGATTACTACCTTCTTTCACGTAATTATGAATAACAGAGAAAAGGGTATTTGATTTTGTGTCAGAAACAACTTTAGCAATAACCCTACCATTACGTTGAATCATTCCGAATACAGGTATTTTATCTTTGAAACTTCTACCTTGACAAGCCTTTACTTTCTTGTCTGCATGACGATTTTTATTCTTCCCACCAATAAAAGTTTCATCTACCTCAATAGTACCACTCAATTTACCACCATCACTGTCATTATTGTCATCTTCATTTGACTTATCGTTTTCTATACCTAAAGCCTTTCTGATTCTGTGAAGCATAAACCATGCAGTTTTCTGAGTTACCCCAATATCTTTACTTAATTGTATTGAAGATATACCTTTTTTGTGGGATAATACAAGCCATATAGCCATAAACCAATAAATTAAAGGTAGGGAGGTTTTATGAAAAATAAGTTTAGTCTTAACATTAAAGTATTTTCCAGTGTTTTTACAACGATATTTATTATCTTTGCATTTGTAGACTTTGGAAGTAGGATCAAAAGGGGAAACGACCTTTGCACCCCACCTTCTTTCTTCCAGATAATCTATACAGTGCTGTTCTGTTGGGAAAGCATCTTGTAAATCTTTTAATGATTTGAATCTACTATTAAACATAAGGCTTAGTTTTTAATTATGCCCCTAATATAGTAACTTTTTACACAATATGCAAATATAATGCAGTGTTTTTACATAATTGGTGTAAATTAATATATAATTGCCAAAGTAAAAGGAGAATTTTATTCAATTGACGAAAATGAAATATTATCAATAATAAAAGAATACGGTTTCTCTACTTATTTAAAACCTTCTCGAGAATACAATAACGATTAAAGATTATTTAACCGTTATTGTTTTTACCATATTGCTTTAATGTGTATTTTTGCTGAAAAATTTTATTGTATATGGATAATAAAGAGATTGTATTATTTGATAGAAGTATTCGTATGACTTCTGATTGGTATGTATGTGTGTCTGATGCCCAGTGTGCGATAAATGAAGCTCGTAACAGGACTGGTTTGAAAAGGTATAATTTCAGCCAGTGGTTAAAGACGCTTTACGTAAGTGACATGGTTTGCAGTATTAATGAGAGCGGTAAGGATGCTTTTAAGGTTGAGTTTGACAATGATTCGGGTAAGATAGAGCAGTATTGTCATTTTGGTGTGTTTGTTAATATGATTTTGTCGGCAAGTCCTGTTAGTGGTGTGCTTGACGATGAGGATTGGTTTAATGATTACGTTTGTGATGTATATTCCATTGACGGTCATGTTTATGAACACGCCAAGATACTTGCCGTTGGCGGTTTGTGGCGTTATACGACAAAGAATGCCAGGTTCAGTGATGATATCCGTATGATGGATGATATCATGTATTCCGTTCCCGATGGTGACAAGGATGCCGTGTATAGCCTGTTCTTTGATTTGTTAGGTACGTTTTATTACAATTGGGAGTTTGCGTTGCGTTATGCGAAGAAACTTCTTTTAGGGGATGTGGAGGAATGATTATGAGGTGTTTTGTTCGTTTTGTCATGTTTCTCATATACGTTGACATTGTATTTGTTCTTCTTGTGTTTATGGTTCCTGCCGAAATGGTGTACCGATGGACGGATGGACGTAAGCCTGGAGGATATGTTTCATGCCTATCTGATTTTCTAGGATATCCTGACGGTTATCGTTATACGTTGAGCGATTTCTTTAGGGATATGAAACAGGGATGGCGCAATTTTAAGTAGCATGGGTTCCATTGATTATGAGTATATATTTGCCAATCTTGATACTGTGCTTGGGCTTCCTTTAAGGCGTAGGGGTAAGCGGTGGACGTTGCCTGCCAGGATAAATCTTGAGAGTCATAGCAGGAAGGATAAGCTGGTTTTCTATATGAACAAGTCGGGCAGTATTACCGTTACCGAGCAGGGCGGTGATTCTGTCAACCTGTTTGACTTTCTCGTGTCTTATCTTCCCGGTTGCAGTAGTGCTTCTGATGCTTTTAGGATTCTGTCAAGTCCTGACGGTTGCAGGATGAGTTTGAAGGATTTCTACGAGAGGGAGTATGATTCGGGTAGACAGGAATCAAGGTTTGTTGATATGAAGTATGTTGACAGGCTTAGCGATGCCGGGCATTGGAAGGGTAATAACCTGTACGAGTACCTTTCAGGTGTTTTCGGTGTTGATTCCGTGAATGATGTGTTTTCAAGGTATAAGGTAGGATGTCTTGGAAAGGAATCCGCTGTGTTCTGGTATTCCGACAAGGATGGTAACGTGTGCCATGACAACAGGATAAGATATGAGGTGAACGGGCACAGGAAGAAGGAATCCCATGCTTTTAGGAAGTTTACTACGGGCGAAGGGTTTACCTATCGCGGCTATTTTAAGCCTTTTTCTGGGGATTATTGTAACAACGCTATAACTTGTATGGTCGAATCGGAGAAGACCGCCCTGATAGCCTCTATGGCTTTCGGAAACGGTTTTATATGGACAGCTTGTGGCGGAATGAACCAGCTTGGAAATAAATTGCCAAAAAATGTTATTTTGTTCCCCGACTTTGATAATAAAGCTATATCTTTGTGGGGTGACAAAGGACGTGTGGCGAGATGGTGGGAATACCCTAGCCTGTCTTTTGGATTGAAGCATAACGATGATATCGGAGATGCTGTTATTAATAATTTGAATAGTATTAACATTAAAGAATTTAGAGAATGGACATTGAAGTAGGAATTGATTTTAAGGAAAATCTTCTTTCATTGCGTAATTATATCTCTTTGGGATTTAGTTGTGATGATATTGATTTCAAGAACGCGGCTATTGCTTCCATCGATAGAATGATGGAAGAAGTATTGGATGAGCATGATGTGAATTTCTTTGACGCATTGCAGAATGTTATTGACAACCTTGATGAGATTAATACAGTAGATGATGTTCACGATATTTGCTGTGAATTTTATCATGTGATGGATGAGAACGAGCGTGTCATGCACCGTGAGTTCTTTGAAAAACTGAAAAAATATCGCGAAGGCAAGATTGAACGTATTGTTCCTTTGAAGGAAAAAGACTGCATTGTCATGGGTAATAAGTATGTTGAATTAGGTAGCGGCAAAGAGTGTGTCGTTGACAGTGTTATCCACATGCTTGCCGAGAATGACCGAATGATCACAGATGCTGTTTTGTATGTAGACCATCTTGGTCAGCGAATAGCGTGCTCTATTGATGAGTTTAGGAAAAAGTTTGGGGTGAGGAAATAAGGCATGTTATGGCTAATAAAGGAGAAATAAGGATTGACGGTAAGGTGATGGGAAAGGATTACGGTAAGTATTTCTATTCTCCCCGTGGTAATATGTGGGCTGTAACCTTGTGTACGTATGACTGTGATGATGGTCGTATGTTTGAAAAAATAGAGTTGTATAGAACGAAGGATCAGGCTAGGGAAGCCGCATTTAGATTAAACACGGAGGAAAGAAGTCAACTACCCATAGGCTAAAAGTCCAAGTTGATTAGACTGAGCATTAGGATAGAATAGGAAACTTGATAGACAAAAGAAGAAGTATATTAATTGAAAAACGAATACTAGTAAAAAATGAATCAAGTAAAATTCGTAAAATTAAGACGGGATGCAGTTCTTCCCGAAAAAAAAACTGATGGTGCTGCCGGGTATGATTTGTATGTTCCTGACAACACGTTGATAAGAAAAGGTCGTAATCTGATTAAACTTGGTATAGCCATTCAGATGCCATCAAATATGAAGGCTATTATCAAGCCGCGGAGTGGATTTTCCCTGAAAGGTATTATTGGCGTTGACGGGAAGTATCATGACGCAGATGTGTTGGATGGTGTTATTGATTGTGACTATACTGGTTGTATCGGTGTTATAGTGAAGAGTTTTGAGAAAGAGCCTTTCTATATTGCTGCCAAGGAGCGAATTGCTCAGCTTCTTTTCAGTAATTATATTGAGGTTGAATTTGTTGAGGTTGAAAGCCTTGATTCAACGGATAGGGGCGATGGAGGTTTTGGTTCCACAAATAATTTAGGCAAATGAGAAAGAAATTTTTATTATTTTTTGCTATTTTTTCAATAGTATTATTGGGGTTGTGTAGTTGTTCCAATGATAAGGATGATGAATACAAGGATGCTATTATCGGTACATGGGAACTTGTTCAGGTAAAAGTGGATGGTAGATGGTATCCTATGATAAGACCTACTTACGCTAAGTTTAATCAGGATGGTACTTATGTAGGAAGGGGCTATTTTGGGAATGGTTACGGTACTTATGATATATCTGGTAAAACCATTACATGTTATGTTGATGGATATGAGTACGTAAGATACGAGGTTGTTGAACTTATGTCCAATACATGTACGTTGAAGATGATGATGGGAGGTGACAGTATGGATATTAAATGTGAAAAAAGATGAAAACAAAAAAGATAAATAAGATTTACGACAAGGGTTATGATAGTGTACTGAACAAGTATTTTATCTTAGCTATGTTTGTTGAGTTTGGTGAAACTAAGTATGACCGTATCTTCTTTTCTGATAAGAAGGATGCGGATAACATAAAAGTTGGTGATTTGTTATGATTGGAGTTACATTGAACAGCAGGGTGAAAATTATAAACCGTGATAAATACATTTCACTTCACGGTGAAGATTCTGTAAGCAAGTCAAATGTATTCGGTGAATTTGTCACTGTTAAATACTGTTTTGAGAATGGTGAAAAGTTTCTTTGTGTGGATGATCAGGGTAAAGAATATATTCTTTTTTCGGATTGTATTGCTTATGTTGATCATGTTAAAGAGAGAAGCATCCTTGATGAAGCAAAGGATATCCGCAACAACAGCAGACAGTCTGACTATGGTGATGCAGTAGTCAATTTTGAAAATATTTCCAAGATGGCTTCTTTGATTACGGGAAAGGAATTATCTCCTTATGACTGTGTTGCTGTACAGATAGCTGTAAAACTATGCAGACAGGGATTCCATAAAAAGCGTGACAATATGGTTGACTTGGCTGGCTACGCTGATATAATGCAATTGATTGTAGATAAGGAAAATGTGAGAAATGGGGAAAAATGCTGACAATGCTTTGATGTATCGGAGAGTTTTAGCGGCAAGCGGTCTTTCCGATACTGATGTTAACAGGAAAAGCAGAAAGCATGATATTGTGATGAACCGTGCTCTTGTGTGCTGTGTCATGCGTGATATAGGTTTAAGTATGTCTGAAATTTCTGATTTTCTATGTATTGACAGGAGTAGCATATACAATCTTTTAAAATATTCTTCTGAACTTGACGAGAAGGTAAGGGAGATAAAATCTAGGATGAAGGAGGAAAGATAATGGGTTTGAATAAAGGATGGGGTAAACTTCCCCTTAGTAACAATCTTCTTATTGACGATGAAAAACAGAAGAAGATTGATATAGCAAAGCATATTGATGATGCGAATGAGATGGAGTTATGGGCTGCGTCCGCTTATGTCATAGATACCAATCCTGTCTTGTTTTACAAGGCTACACACGTTGTTGACGAGGGTATGTCAGAGCGTTCTTTGCTTATGAAAGCCAAGCAATGGGTGAACTCTCCAAGGATAACACAGATTGTCAATTATGCCAAATCTTCCATGCTTGCTTCCGATTATGTGACACCATCCATGAGGCGTGTATTGGAAGGGGAGAATAAGGAAAAGACAAAGACTTTGATAAACAAGGATAACCTTGAATTTGAAGATGCGATAAGTCTTATAGAAAGTTTCCTAAAGCGTTCTGATATAGATACTGCTGATTTTAAGGATGTGAAAGGTGCACTTGATATGCTTGCAAAGTTCAAAGGTTGGCTTTCTGATGATGATGCTGGTGAGGATTTCTATGACAAGACTACCATAGCGTTTTTCCCATACGATTGCGACAAGTGTGTACGTGCCAAGGCAGGGTTATGCAACAAGTGTGTATATCATCGTGAATCAACAGGTGATCTTAGTGATGATGAACGTAAATGGATAAAGGAAAACGATACATGGAAAGGATAGTCTATGTCTGTAAGGAAAACTACTAATTTGACGGTAAGAAATAAGGAAAGGGAAAGGCGTATAAAGGAAATAGAGGAAGAGGGAGTATTTGATTATTTCCATAAATTTACTCCTGTCCAGTTGTACAAGTACCTTTCGCCTCTATGTAGTATTGATGCGTTACGGGTGTTACGTTTGTGTGTATTATCCGCACAGAGGGGAGATAATATGATAACGTTGAAGTTTATAAGGAGGCAACTTAAATACAAGCCTAGGCGTTCTGTTTTTGATTCATTGATAAATGCCGGATTGATAATAGAACCAGTTCCTAATGTTTTTTCCTGTACGGTGAAGGTGAACGAGTATTCTCATATATTAAGCATGATGCGTATTGATGATAATGCTCCCGATGTCGTAGATGTGGATGATTTAAATTGTTATAAAGTTGTAGCAGAGGATAATATTAGTTACCGTGTCGTTAGCAAACGGGGAAGTGTTGTAAAGAGTTTCACTGACAAGAGTGAAGCAAGCAATTATCTTGACGAACTGTATTTCCCTAAAGGTGAGGATGGTGACGTGGAAGCATTGTCGAAAGAGGAAGAGGAAGAATTAACTGTGTAATTAACTATTTTTAGTATTGTTTTCTGTATTAGTTTATTTTTTAAGGCATTAAGAAACAAATAAACACCATTACAAAAATTTAACACATAATATTTCCCAATGTCATTATATAGTATTACATTTGCACCATACAGGGATAGGAACGGAGTAGCTACCTTCCGACAAGCTGAAGTCAGTACGGCTTCCCTGTTCTCCTTTTTACTGGCGAAACATAATACTGGCTAATATGCAATTAGTTTATAAATTTGATATCAACCATTCTGACAGGCTTTGCTCTATCTGCCGTGTTACGAACAACCTGTACAACCAGGCGTTGTATATCATTCGTAACGAGTTGAAGGATAACGACAGGTGGCTGTTCTATCCCGACTTGGACAGGATAATGAAAAATGTCACCAACCTTGAAGGTACGGTAAATTACAGGCTTGTGAAATCACACGTAGCCCAACAGACATTGCGCGTGCTTGATAAGGCAATGAAGGGATATGTCAAGGCAGTAAAGGATTGGGCGAAGAATCCGGAGAAGTATAACGGCAAGCCCGAACTGCCATGCTATCACAAACGGGGAGGGATGAGCAATGCTATATATACCAACCAGTCGTGCAAGATACATGACGGGTATATAATACTTGACCGTGACTTGAAAATACCCGTTCCGCAATGGGAGAAGTACAAGGACAGAATCGAACGGTTCAAACAGGTTAGGATAATTCCAAAACGTACATACATGACCGTGGAGGTTGTATATGATTGTGTCTGTTCGGATAATGTCGGTACGGGTATGGCTTCGATAGACTTGGGTGTGAACAACCTTGCCACGCTGGTTTGCGGATGCAATGCGCTGCTGTTTTCCGGCAAGGTTGTCAAGTCATACAACAGATGGTTTAACAAAACATTATCCATGCTGCAATCCATAAAGGACAGGCAGGGGATAGAGAAACTGACAAACAGAATGAGAAAGATGTATGAGAAACGTGAACGGTTTATGAATGATGCGATGCACAAGACAAGCAGGCGTATTGTTGATTATCTTGTATCACACCATATAGGCACTCTTGCTGTAGGCTACAACAAAGGATGGAAGCAATCCGTCAATATGGGCGGAGTAAACAATCAGAAGTTTACATTCATCCCTTTTGCGAGGTTGAGAAGCTGCCTTAGATACAAGTGTGAGATTGCAGGTATCAACTATATCGAACATGAGGAAAGTTACACTAGCAAATGTGACGCTCTATCTATGGAGGATATATGCAAGCATGATATCTATCTCGGTAAGCGTGTCAAGCGAGGACTGTTCAAGTCGGCAGTTGGAAAGGTTATCAATGCCGATGTCAACGGTGCGCTTAATATAGGTAGAAAAGTATTCGGTGATTCTTTTATGATAACTGATAGTGGGCGTTGGTATCGTCCCGAACGGATTAACGTTTTAAAATGTGTGTAAAAATTAACATTAATGCTTTACTTTTGTCGCATGAGATGCCATTGCTATGATAAAGAACGGTATGATTATCTTGTCAACGAGATTTTAAAATGTGGCAAGATACTTAAAGAGAACACCACTAACGGTAAAGAAGTTAGTTGGAAGGTTTTCTGGATAAGGGTGGACGCTCACAAAAGAAGGCTGTCCGCAATGAGAGAATTGGATAAGATTAAGAAAGAAAAATATTCTACTTGATTTAATTGGTAGGATTAGCCTAAGTCAAATTTATGACTACGTTAGAAATGAATGTATAGGAACGTTGAAATGTTTATCCAAGTTTCAACCTCTTCGGTCAGTGATTAAACAGCCTCCAAAGGGGAAGTGTTGCTGGCAAATAAAGGAAACCATTTCATAACCTTGGCGATGGGTAACTTACGGGAGAAGTCCTGGGCAGCTCTATTTTAGCTGCCGTAATACTTAAAAATTAGAGATATACAATGGAATAACTTAATAATTAAGCGAGAATTCCCCTGCCTTCAGGCAGGGGATGATAGCGCTTTTGTTCATACATTCTTTTGGTTTTCTATATATTTTCTTACCGTTTCCTCGGATATATGTCCAATAGATTCTACAAAATAGGATCGTGTCCATAGTGATGGTAATCGGCTACGCAGCCATGGAAACTCCTTTCTCAAACGAACCGAAGAATAACCCTTCAATTGATTTATTACAAAATGAATGGCGTATGTAGATTTGCTTCGTATAAAAAGGTGAACATGGTCAGGCATGACCTCCATGTTTTCCAGGATGATTCCCAGTTCGTCTGCTTTCTGCTGCAACAGAATTTTCAATCGTTCATCCACCCCGTTTAACAGTACTTTCCGCCTATACTTCGGACAAAATACAATGTGATATCCCAAATTGGAAACGCAATGTGTATTTGATATGTATCTTTTTGCTAAAGTCATAAAAAAAGTTTTTTTCACTTGCAAATATAAGAATAATATTATATATTTGCAATACAATTAATAACAAATAATCTATGCTGAGAGCCTACAAATATAGAATATATCCGACAGACGAACAGAAGGTTTTGCTTGCCAAGACCTTCGGCTGCTGTCGCTTTGTCTATAACTGGGCACTCAAGCTAAAGATTGAAGTATATGAACATGAGAAAAAGTCCGTATCATACAAGACTGTTCAGGATATTATGGTTAACGAATTGAAGAAAGATAAACAATGGCTTAACGAAGTAAATTCACAAGCCCTTCTTAATTCCATCCGCAATCTTGACACCGCCTTTAAGAACTTTTTCCGTGATACTCATGCAGTAGGCTTCCCTAAATTAAAAAGCAAAAAGGACAGGCAGAGTTTTCAGTGCCCCCAGCATTGTGTCGTGGATTTCGGCAAAGGAACAATCACCATACCGAAAGTAAAGGATATTCCTGCTGTGTTTCACCGTAAATTCAAGGGAATGGTCAAAACCGTCACCATCAGCATGACACCATCGAGAAAATACTTCGCTTCCGTATTGGTTGACACGGACATTGAAGAACTTCCGACAACACCGATACATGGCGATACGTGTTTGGGTATAGATTTGGGTATAAAATCACTTGCCGTATGTTCTGACGGGAGAACGTTTGACAACCCGAAAAACCTGCGACGAAGCCTTGATCGTTTGAAACTACTTCAAAAGCGGTTGAGCCGCAAAAAGAAAGGTTCTGCCAACCGAAACAAGGCACGCATTCGCGTAGCTAGGTTGCATGAACATATTGCCAATTGCCGTAAGGATAACCTTCACAAAATCACCTATGCACTGACGCACGACAGCCAAGTGCGTACCATCTGCATGGAGGATTTGAACGTGAAAGGAATGATGCAAAACCACCACTTGGCACAGGCAGTAGGTGACGCATCTTTCGGGATGTTTCTTACGCTGCTTAAATACAAATGCAGTTGGTATGGTGTGAACCTCATTCAGATAAACCGATTTGCCCCAAGCTCAAAGACTTGCGGAAAATGCGGCTATGTGTATAAAGGATTGAAACTTAGCGATCGCAGTTGGATCTGCCCGGAATGTGGCACACACCATGACCGTGACTTCAATGCAGCTTGCAATATAAAGGAATTTGGCTTAAAATCCCTACCCACGGAGCGTGGGAAAGTTAAGCCTGTGGACTGTCCTAAAAAGCAATGGCAGGAAGAAGCAGGAAGAAGCTCATGCCTTTAGGCGTGAGTAGCTCACTAAGCTGTTATTAATTTCCCGTAAATATGGGGGTTTTATTGTTGAAAAAAAATAATTATATAAAAAAATAAAAAAAATGGATTTAGTATTAAATTGTAAAGTAAAGAAAGTAGGTCAGTTACAGACTGGTACAAGTAAGGCAGGTAATCCTTGGCAAAAGAGAAATTTTCTCGTTGAGGAAATTGGTTCTATGTATGCCAAAGAAGTGTATTTCTATGTAATGGGCAACCTGTGTGATCTTCAATTGAAAGAGGGTGATACTATTACTGCCCATCTTGAAATCAGAGCAAGAGAATACCAGGGAAAATATTACAATGAAGTTGGGTGCTTTAAGATAGATATGCCGCAACCAGCACAAGCACCATCACCTGCACCTGTTCAGCCTGAAAGACGGGATGATTTGCCCTTTTAGTATTGCAATGCTATCCGAAATGTGTGGTTTTTGCCTGTATTGATTAATTTCTTGTTTTTGTTTGCGGATGGAGGTTTATCTTTTTTGCCATATTTCGGGTTTTCCTCCATCCGATTTTTATTCATTGAGTTATGAGAAAAAAGATGATTAAAGGTAAATATCCGTTAGTTGATACATTTAATATTGTGTTGGGTAAGTTGTCTGTTTTAAAATCTATTTCTGAGCCTGTTACCTTTTGTAAAAAAGAGCTTAGATTTTCTGAATTATATTATGATATTATTTTGTACGAAAGGTATATTAGAGAAACGATGTTAAAATTGACGAATTGGATTGAAGATATTGAAATATATAAATCTGTTGGATATGACCACTCTGAATTTATTGCAATAAAGAAAAGGCAGTATATAGATCCATCTATTATTGATTCAGAAGATGATATTCCAATTTTTTCTTTTAAAAGCTGTTTTGTGTGTGAAGATTATAGGGATATTGTCTTGGATTGTTCTGATAGAGATATTATAAGTATGATTAACACTATCAGTGCAATGAGTAGGTTTGATATATGCTCTTTCTTTAATATTCCTTCATATAAGATAGATGAAAATGGTAATATGGTTGAGAGAAGTTTTGCTGACAGAGAGATGGATAAGGCTTCTGATAGTGTAATGTTTGATAATGTTTGTTCTACTATGCTTGATGTGAACAGGGAAATTCATTCTTTAGTTGATTATGTGAAAGGAATTGATGATAATGGTTTCACCGAATCTGTTGTACAAAAAATGGAAAACAGTGTTACTAGAGTTCTTAATTTGAAAATAGTGTAATGAGGAAAAAAAAACTTCTTGATAACCTAAGAGAATATCAATATTGGCGTAAAGGTGCTGATATTCCTATGATGTCACCATCCGAAGTCACTAGGATGATTGATTCCGCAATAACGGTGATAGAAAAGTCTGATACAAGCAAGGCGAATGCCGTGCTGTTTAAAAAAGAAGTGATAGACAAACTTCACATCACTGTCGGTGCTATGATTTTGGACGGATATGACGAGTTGGATTCATGTGTAAAGTATGTTAATGATTTAATACGTGAGTTAGATGAAAATTAATTTGTTTGTAAATGGAAATTTGGTGTGCGACCGAAGCAAAGCGAGGGAGCACAGGGGCAGTCTAGCTGCACAGGGGCAGTCGAAGTTATAACACTATGTGGTGGGGAACTTCCTAGTGATTATGACATTTCTGATGCTGTTATAATTGATGGCGATATTCATTGTCGTAGTATCAGTTGTAATGGCATTGTTGTTTGTAAAGGTTCTTATACCGTTATAGAGGAAGGGGGTGATTATGGGTCATTCTAACGGTAAAATCACCGCACCTGTAGGGTTGGATAGTGATGTATATCCTACCCTTGGTATAGGTCCTACTAGTGATGGTTATGATTTGGGGTATGCTTGTCTTAGCGAAAAAATTAATATGTGGAGTTATATAAAACCCAAAGAAGCGTCTAGCCCTTCATTTGACAACGCTAGTTTACCTGGTATAGTTTACGATTCTGTAAATAAGAAATTAGTATATGATAGACCTAAAACATGGGCTAGGCTTACTGATTTTGATGGATACGATCATGGGGCTAAACCTCTTACAATAGATAAAGATATTCTAACTAATCCCGTAGACGCTACAAAGGCAACGTTTGTGCTTACAATTTCACCATATTGGGCTGATTCTAGGTATAATTGGGGTAAAATACTTGGGGGATTTACTTGGTCTAATATGAAAATAAAGGTGGAAGTATATAATCAATTAAAGAGGTTGGTGGATTCTGGAGTTTTCGTTGTAAGTAGTATTGATAGTACAGGAAAAATTTCAATTACCCTTAATCGCAATAATCTCATATCTATGGGGGATACATATATTTATATTAAGGGTTATTTTTGTGATTACAGTGGAAATGTATTATGCTTAATCCCTACTACATCTGACGGATTTATTCGTAAGCCGATAGTGGTTACTCAAAGTCTTTCTATTACACTTGGAGATACAACAGCCAACGCTTCTGGATTCTCTGTTTACGGACAGTTGACAAATGGGTCTATTTCTTCTAAATGCAGATTAAACATTACAAATAATACTTCTAGTGATTACGTTGCTTCATCCGGAAGACCATACGCTAGATATAGATGGAGAGCGAAAGATGGATCTTATACAGGTCAATGGTCAGGTAATATCTTGATGCCTTCGTGTACAAATATTCCTAAATCATTTACTCGTAATGATGTAGTTGATGCTGGAAATCCCCCGTCTTATGGTAATGTTACTCAATGGTATGTTGATTATCAAGTTATTATGTATTAAACACCGGATATAATATACACAAACAATGGGCATGGAACGGCAGCTTAGGTCTGTCTGTGTGTATTCTGTATTGCTCATCAATGCAGAACTGGCATGGATTTTTAGACGTTACTGCTGTCCTCCATCCCTTGAAATTTGGAATGTTTTTCCATGAGTTGTAATTTGCTTCATTGAAAATACCTAGAATCATCTGTTGCTCTATAACATACAACTGGCTTATACCATTTGTGGCATATCCTCTCCCATAGTGTTTCTGTTTGCTTGGCGGAATAAATGATACGTTATATGGTGATGATATGTTATTCCATACCTTCTTTTGAACCTCATCTGTTATTTTTTCTATATTGTTCGTTTTTATTGACAGTAATGTATTGGCAAGATATACTTCAACAACAGCGCGGAATCTGTTTGTGTTTGTGTTTATTCTCTGCTTTGTTGTTTCTCCACCGTATGTCCTTTCCATATATTCCTTAATGCCGTTATCCGTCATTGAAATATACTCCCATCCAAGATCATCGTTTAGTTCGAGTGACAGCTTATTGCTTTCCAATACATATTGGTATATGTCGTTATATATATTCTCACGGAACTTTTTGGTAAGTTCAAGCACTTTTTCTTTTTGACTATCCGGGAGTTTTGATATTGACTTGAACGATTTAGCCCCTGCCAAAAGGAATACGGCTAGAAGGTCTTTAGAAAACTTCTCCGCACGTTCTTTGGTTGACGATTTGATACCGTTCGCAAGTCTTTTTACCTGGAAGTAATAGTCTGCAATCTTAGATATTTCTTCTTTGTTGATCATTGGCTTCTACTCTTTCTGTTATACCGTTTGCTACCATGTTTATCATCAAACTCTTGAAATCGCTTTGACTGTACACCTTTTGCCCAATTGATGCTAGAGTTTGAAATATGACAATTTGATTCTCGTACAAAACCTTTTGGTTCTGTATGATAGCGTCAAGTTTCGATAATATTTCTCTTTCGTTGTCCATAGTGCAAAGGTATGTATTAGACTTCAATTTACCATACAAATTGTTTTATTTCATTGGGTGTTATTGTATATTTATATGTAATGTAACAAAAAAGGCAACAGTAAAGATTCACATCTGCCTGCTGCCAAAGTAAAAACATCGTAATGGTTCATCTATTGTTATACAAAGAAACAAAAAATATGGTATTTTTGCAATAATAAAATGTATAAATATTGTTAATTGTTTTGTAATGCCTACTTTTTTTGTACATTTGCAATGTATCAATAAATAAAAAATTATGGAACTATTAGTAGAAAGAAAATGGTGTAAGCCTGATTATACTATAGGGCGTTTGTATATTGATGGTGAGTTTTTCAGTAATACGCTTGAAGATCGAATCGTTGACGTGAATAAGAACGGAGTTTTTGATGGGAACGAGAAGAAGGTTTATGCTGAATCTGCTATCCCTTACGGTAGATACCAGGTGATATACAACTGGTCCCCAAAATTCGGACGTAATATGCCAAGATTGTTGAATGTTCCTCATTTTGAGGGTATTCTTTTTCATGCTGGGAATACAGCAAAGGATTCTGCCGGATGTATCCTTGTAGGCAACAATACATCAAAAGGAAGGCTTACCGAATCACGCTATACTTCTGACAAGTTGAACAAATTGATTGACAATTCGATAAAGCGTGGCGAACAGGTTTGGGTTACGATAAAGTGATCAATCTACGTTAAAGGAAATATAGGAGCGATATTTTTGTCGCTCCTTGCTTTATAGTAATAACAGATGTATAGTGCTATACTATTCTCGCTAATTTTCCATCGGACGGTTTTCCGCCAAACAGGTGATTAATGTATGCAAGACCTTTTTGTGTGCATAGAACAACCATCACGACAAAACCTGGGTGATTCTCTCTTGGAATAGGCTTTTCTTTCATCTCGAAATACCCAGCATCAATATACTTCTGTTTTGGCTCATTCCTGTTAGCAAAGAATACTCCTGCTTCACGAAGTTTCTTGAACAAGGTATTTCGTCCGAATGGTAAGCCGAGTATCTTGGCAGTCTGTCCTATATCGCACTTGCCTTCCATTGCAAAGGCTTTGTCGGCGAAGTCCGCTTTGGGCTGAATTTTGGCAATCTTGGCATCTTTTTGTTCGATTTGCTTTTTCTGTTGCTCCGATTCAATGCGCAACCGTTCTTTCTCCTTTTCAGAAGCTACCAAAGCTTCCAAGGCTTCAAGATAGGTTTGCGGAGTTTGAGGTTGTACGGAGTAGCTGCCGGTGTTTACTACCGATGGGACGATTTCGTCAAAAATCCAATTTTCAAATTCATCCGCCCTTGGCATTTGGCTTTTAGCGGTCAAACGGTAGATGTTACCTTCACTGATAAACTTCATTTGTTGAATACCGCTATTTGTAGGGGTGTCACGTAGCGTTACGCCCTGTGATTTACAATGGTCTATGATAGCTTTTCTTGGATTTGCATACTGCAAAGAGGTGGCAATATCTGTTGCACAAAACCAACTTTTACCGTTTTCAACAAACATACGAACCTTTCCGAATAAAGGATGTTCATAAACCATAACTTCGCTCGTTTCGTGAGCTGACGCAATCTGTACGGTACTATTATTCCCGTTCAAATAGATTTCATTTGGTTGTAGCATGAAATGAAATTATTTGTTATTAAATAAAAAAGCAGACAAATATCCTAGTTTGCTACAACCTACCATTGCCATTGGGCGATGATACACGGATATTGTCTGCCTATATTTCAATATATAAGTTTCCTTACGGGCATAAAAAATCCCATTGGCATATTTAATAGTAAGTTGTAGCACTGCAAAGGTACAACATTTTTTCAAACAAACAAATAATGAAAATATATTTTTCATTGTTATTTTCACACACATAATATCCATCTTTCGCTTGGAATTTTGCTGTTCAAGACACTTAATCTTTTCCTCCGCAATCTCTATACGTTTCTGTAGAATCTGCTGGGAGCGCATCAAGATGTAATCATCATCCTTTAGTAGGGCTTCCCGTCTGTTGAACTCATTGATGAATCTTTCCTTAAACTCTCCGGCTTTTACCCCAGTGTAGCCCATGACAAGGAAACTAAAACCGTCCTTTGTCATTTCATAAGCGGTCTGTTCTCGATTTCTACTATCGATGTAGGTAATAACGCCAAAATTGGCGGCATTAAAACTCGCTGAGCATGAAAGACTTTCAATGTCTCTGACTACTTTACTATGTTCTTTCCCGAACACTTCCGCAACAAGTAACGAAGTAGTCACATCGTTGCCGTTGCTGTTTTGAAATACTAATTCTGCCATAATCTGTGAACATTTAAGATTATAAGAAATTATATGTGGCAACTTTATCAAAAAGAAAGCGGTTGCACTTTACGCTGTTCACAGATGGCGCATTCGCTACGAGAGCAAATACTATAATCTTACGTAAAGGCAACCGCCAATATCCAATAAGGGCATAAAAAAAACCCATGTATGCGGCTCGTGCCGCTATTAAGTTTAGACACCACAAAGTAAATAATAATTTTTGATATATAAAAACTTTGTGGTGTTTTTTTCTACATCAATCCAAGCACCATACCTACTGCTCCCCAAAATACATCTCTCCATTCGGGCACTCCTTGTCTAAGCCACTTATCGTAGACGATTTCTTTCCCTACAAGAATGAACAAGGTTAGTGCTATTGCTGTCCATACGGAGAAAAACCATTGCGCCACGCTTACTACAAGTATTCCTGCAATGAGGTGTTCCATTCCGTCAACTCTCAAATTGTTAAGGAATATATAGTCTAATGTCCTTCTTATTTTTCTTAGTAAGTTCGTAAATTTTCCCATAGTTTAGCTGTTATCGTTGTTATCATTGTTTTCATTGTTTTCATTATTTTCATTATTTTCCTCTATCACCCTAGCTTCCATATCGTTTAATCTCCTGTCTTGTTCGTCCATTCTATCATCTTCGTTATTTGCTGAGAAATCGCTTTCTTCTCTTGCTGTCTGTAATGATATTATTCGGGAGTTCACAAGCTGAACGAGTGTATTGTTCCATTCAGAGAAGTCTATGTATGAGTATGGCTCTATGGTAGCGTTTATTCTTAGAGCGTTATAACCTGTTGCGTCACCTTCCATTACTCCTACATAGTATTTGAATATATTGGCCATGTCATTTATGGCTGTATTCATCATTTGTGCATCACTTCTCGCCCATTCCATTTCCGGCTCATAATACATTGCCGTTGTTCCAGTAGGTCTGTCACCTGACGATGATTGCATTGGCGGAACGACACCGCTTCCGTCAAGTATTCCGTTGTATATGTTGTCTATTTCGGTGAATAGTGAATTTGAAGCGTCCATTTTACCCATGAACTGTGCATCATCTTCTGCTCCTACACGTAAAATGGAAGTTCCTCCCAATCCGTTTCTTTGAATGTTTATTCTTCCGTTTGTCTTGATAAGTAGCATTTGGAATGCCTGTCGTGTGTTGTATTCTCCTATCATGGACATTAAGAACTCGAAATCGTCTATCAAGTCCTGTACTGCCCCCCAAAATGGAAGTTCAAGACGTAGATATACTACAGGTATAAATCCCAGGTTATGGAATTGATGCAGTTGTATGATATTTCCGTTTTCGTCAATATCCGTTGCTATATCTCCGTTGGAATCAAGCGTGTAAAACTCATCTTTAGTCCATACATCGACAAGTGTGTCTGTATGTTCTTCTCCGTCAGCCGATATGTATGTGGTTGTATATTCCCTTGCGAAAGCTATTCTTTCCCCTCTTCTGTTTTTATGTTCATACAGTATATCTCCTTTTGAGTAGCTGAAAGACCTGTATTTTATCTCGTCCTTATCCTTATATATATATATGGCAGCATCCCCTACCTTTCCGGCTTCGCTTATAAGTTCAAACTTGGCTGTTTCCATGAGAGAATCAGTCCAGTATTCCTTGTATGTTGTCAGCTTATCCCTGTTCTGCTGGTTTGACGCGCTTTTCTTTATCTGGAATTTAAGAGGATTGGTACATAGGTGTGATACCCTTTTCTTGTGTATCATCCTTTGAAGAGGAAATGCTCGTCTTTGCAGTACATAGGGAGTTGATGCCAATTTCTTTTTTCTTTTCTGAGCACCTACATTCGCGCTTTCATCATCCGATGATGTGGCATCCTCGTCTGACGGGATACTGTCTTTCCAGTCGGGTCTGTTGTGTATATAATGCCCTGATGTATCCCATTGCGCTAGGAAATCATCTTGTGACATATATTTGTATATCAAAGTGGAGCGTCTTGGTTTTTTCTTTGTTCCTCCACCTCTTCCATCGTCACATCTTGACGGAAGTGCCACTTTGAACGGTTCTTTTCGTAATAAAACGTCTAATTTTAAAATTTCCATAGGTAATTATAAATATTTTAATTCATCCATTATATCGTTAGGTATGTCAATCATTACATCGCATATATCAAAATATGTCCTGTATAAAAATGTTCCTTCTATCAAGTCGGGTGAGCATCCTACAATCTTTTTTGCTTCCTGCTTTTTCAGAAGTCTTAGTTTCCCGTTTTCCCTTTCCACGTCACGTCTTATTGCTCTTCTCTGGTCCATCAACGCTTCCCGTATTGTTTTGTTTACATACGGTTTGTCGAGAAGTTCCGGGTTTATGCTGAATCCGCAATATCCTAAGTTTGTTCCTTTTATACGTGTTACCATTTCATCTGCAAGCTGTGCCCTTAGATCGAAATAGAATCTTACAGGTTGATCATCCTTGCTTTTGTCTAGTCTTTTCGGAACACCTCTAAGTATTGCCAGGCTTTCGGGAAATGCGTCACGGAATGTCGGTGCTCCAAGACCGTCAAATGCCAGTCTGTTTTCACCGATTCCCCATTTCCGTAGATTGTTTCTTACCCATCGGTTCAAATCCCTAGGCTTTAATGTGTTTGACCATTCTAGGTCTTGTAAGTGATGTCCTATGAAGTGCCCCATTACACAAACGTCACCAAGACCGTATGCTATATCCAGTGTAGCACATTCAAAGTAATCGTCAAACACAGGCTGAGATGAGAACATTTCCTCCATTTCGTCACGGGTTATCCACTCGTTTCCCCCTTTTATCAGCTTCCATGAACCTAATGCGTTTATGGATACTTCCTGTGCTGTTCCTCCAAGGTTTTTCTGATAGTCTGGATTGGAAGCCATAAGTATCTTGTTATCTTCCAGCCCGGAAGCTATAAAGGTTATGCTCTTGATGTATCTTTTACAGTTTGTTTCGTCAATTTTGGTATTTTTACCGAATCTTGCGATGATATAATCTTTTGCCTGAGCAAATACTTCTTGTGGGCTGTCACCCCATGCTGTTTCATGTATAGTATCTCCATATTGAAAGAAATATCTTACCTTTCCCGATCTTTCTGGAATTGCTATTCCGTCATCGTCCACCCACCATGATACCAGTGCTCTCCAGAAATCGCTGTACGGGTTTGGATTGCACGCGCCTATAAGGCTTGTTCTTAGTCCTGATGATGAACGCAATACCGTTTGAAGGTAGTTTATGATAGGTTCTGTTGCCTGTGAGCACTCGTCTATCGCTACTTTGACAACGTTACCACCTTGTTGTCTGTCCTTAAATTCGTTTACGCCTTTTTCTCCCGACAAGCAGGCATCACCGAAATAATCATATCGTATTTCACCTCCTGCGTCAAGTCTTGAAAGGCGTTTTGAATCAATATACTCACCATAAGGTTCAACCATCTTTGAAACCACTTTAAGAATACCGTCCGCTTTTTCTGCGGATGTCTTGTCCTTACGGAAAACAAGTGCGGAAAATGACGGGTGGTTGCATGAACTCAGTATATCCATTCCAAGGCATACGGATTTTCCTCCCCCACGATTTCCGTGCAGTATCTTTATCCCTGCCCTGTTCCTTAGAAATGCCTCCTGTGAACCTTTCTGTGGGGCAAGCATATTTACCTTGTACCCCTTGCTTCTTCTGTCCTCTATATATCTTTGGACGAAATCAAGGCTTTTATATGGTATAATTCCTCTTTTGCCATATCGTTTCAGCGATTTGACAACATCCTTAGTCTTTAATCCTCGGTATTTTAAGTCAATTTCTTCCATCTTTCTGTATGTATTTTGCAAATATAATGTTTTTTTAAATATTTTTTTGCTTATACACATTTTTTAACTACATTTGCATCGGTAAGAGGTACTTACTGTGCGCAAAGGTCTTGTGCATGAATCACATAAAAAAATAAATAGTATATGGATGAAAATGTAAAAGTCATTTTTGAAGGTATCAAGAATGCGTTGGGAGAAAGTAGCTCCGTTATTACAGATCGTACAATCGAACAGACAATTAATGAGTTCTCAGCGTTCGCACCGCAGGAAAATGCGGAAAAGTTCTGGAATGAAAGTGTTGTGAATCATTTAAAGAATACTGTGGCAGGTCAGGTAAGAGCGTTTGCGTCTGATAAGCGCAAAGAGTGGGATACAATCAAGGAACAGGAAATATCCAACTTGAAAAAGGAATGGGAAAAATCACATCCTGCACCACAACCGACACCAGCACCGCAACCACAACCTACACCGACACCAGCACCCGAACCGAAACCGTTTGAGTTGCCCGATGATGTTAAGGCTAAACTTGAAGAGTTTGAAAAGTTCAAGAAAGAGTTTGAAGCTAAAGAGCAGGAGGAAAAGCAGAAGCAGATTGTAACTGAAAAGCGCAAGAAGCTGTCTGATTTGATTAAACGCCCGGAAGCGGGTATGCCTAACGAGTTGTTGCGCAACATCATTTTTGAGAACATTCAGATTTCGCCCGAAGAGGAAGATACAAGCATTCTTCTGAAAATACAGGGAAAGTACAATGAAACATGTACTAAATACACAAAGGATGGCATTAATCCTTTCATCTCTGACAAGGGTGGTTCTAGCGATGTAAAGTCATTCATAGATAGAAAGAGAGAAGAAGATAAGGCTAACAAGGAAAACAACATTGTCAGCCGATATTACAGTAAAATTAACAAATAGTTTTTTTAATTATGAAAGCAGGAGTTCTTGCAACAAGTTATAGTAAGATTGGTGGCGCAAGACATATCTTTTCTAATGATACGTCTTTGCACGTACTGTTGGTAGGATGTAACGTTCCAGTAGAACGTATGCCTACAGTTGGGAACAAACTTCCGGCTGGCACTATGATTAAATGTGATTCCTCAAAGCAGAATGGCGGTGACATTCACTATTCATTCAGAATGTACGAGAAATCGGATTCTAGTGCTACGGTAAAAGTTGAAAAAATCATGGGTAATACAGTTGCCAAGGTTGGCATGGTTGTCGGTAAAGCACCTACTACTGCCTCAGGTACTACAACTGGCTTTACCATTAACGCTATTGATTCGTCTCATGACGAATATGACATCCTTACATTGTCCGAGGATGCAGGTAAATTGGAATTGACCGATATTTTGGTTGAAGTTACACAGGTTGGTACTAGCGCAAAATTCAAGGTTATTCCTAATGCTATCCTGCCTTATGATGTTGACACCATTCCAGGTGCCACTCTCTATCCTTTCAACGGTGCATGGATGGTGACAAGTGAGATTTTGGAAAAACGCATTCCGCCCGTAGCTTCGGCAATCAAAAAGGCGATGAAGGATGATGAATCATATCCTTGCGTTTTCCGTTACACATTGTATAACTAATTAAATTTTTTCGTTTTATGCAAAGATCGACATTTAGTTTCTATGATTGGCATTTTTCCGGGGAGATGCAGGAACTTATGGATTATGCCAATCAGAAATTTGATAACGAAAACTGGAGAAGCTACGGAGATTGGGATGTTCCTCAGATGAGCAAATCATGGAACGTGATGGTTGACGAATACACACAGGCTACCCGTCCTGTAATGCTGGCTCCTTTGGCTGAAAAGCCTATCATGGATACTACGGGATTTGAATGGTATTCTGGCCGTATTCCGAAGATGGGTCACGCCATTCAGTTTATGGAAACCGATATTCAGGAGTTCTATGAACTTGACATTCCGCAAGGCGCATTGCTTGACAAGATCCGTGAGAAATGGTACACAAAGATGGAAGCGTGTATCCAAGGTTTCCATACCGAGTTGAACTGCATGACTTATCAGGCTCTTTCTACAGGTATGCTTAACTATACAGCTAGTGGTACCAACTCAATCCCTGTTCAGATTGACTATCGTGTTCCTGCAAAACACAAGTTGAAAGCGTTGAAGCAGAAATGGTTTAACGATACAGACTGGACACCGAACGAGAATGCAGATCCTATTAAAGACCTTCAAAGAATGTGTAAGATTGCCGACAATGACGGTGTACCATACGACCACTTTGAAATGTCCAAGGATTTGTATGACAACTTCCTGATGCACCCGAAAGTGACAGCAGCAGTACAGGCTCGTCTTGTTCCTGCCGCAGCATCTACTACAATCTATCCTATGAACAATCAGGAGATTGTTGATGTGCTGATGAAGGTGTTCTCTATTCCTGTGATTATTCCTGTTGATGAAAAATCAAAATGGAACAAACTTGGTGTGATTGAGGAAGCCAAACCGTCTTTTGAAAAGAACACCGTTGTTCTTGTTCAGAGCGGTCAGTTCTTCCGTATCAAGAACTCACCGTCAATGTATTTGCAGGATACCAACCCGGCTGTACGTATTTCTTCTTTGGAAGGCGGACGTATCGCGTTCTTGCATCAGTATTCTTCCGAACCGTATGCGGAGAAGAGTTCAGGTGAGTTGTGGGCATGTCCTGTGATGAAGAATCCGAACAACCTTATCATTATGAAGGTTGACGAACAGTCAAATACGGGATTGTAAAAAGTTGAACCATGAAGGTCATTATTGATATAAATGGCGAAGGCACAGCAAAGGGCGCAGGGGAGTATTTCATTGGAGATACTCTCACGCTCCAAGCTATTCCCGAAGAAAGTGTAGAGTTCGGATACTGGCTTATTGCCGACAATGAAACATTAAAGCCGGAGGATAGAATGAAAGTTTCGGATAATCCGTTCACTATTCAAGTTACCCCTCAGATAACAGCAAAGGGTAACATGAAGGTGGAAGCATATTTCTATATGTCTATGCGTGAATATCTGAAAGCACAGATTGACTATGAGTTGAAAAACACATCGTATATCAGTGTTGCCCAGAAATGGGGATTCCGTTTGTCTGATGACAGCCGTGAAACGTCTGAGATGAAGAAGGATTTGGCTTATGCTGACTTGTTGCTCATTGTTTGCACTGCCCCTTCAACGATACAGGGAAAGACGAAGAAAGCCGGGAACTGGTCAATTACCGACACAAGCAAGACTATTTCTATCAATGACAAGAAAAGATTGGAACAACGCGCAAAGGATTTATACGCCAAATGGGGTTTGAATTTGGATGTTGGAACTGATGTTGAAATAACTAGATTAAGATGGTAGTATGGGAAAGAGTATTTTAGGTGAGGATATGTTTCCTGATATGGTGAGAATTTATCAGAACAAGAACAGTTCGGATAAATATCATACCACCCCGTATTGGGAGATGATATACGAAGGAAGGGCAAACATACAGGAAAAGGATACTGGTTCGGAAACGAATGATGTTGATAAATCCGAATATGCCGCCTACCTAGAAGATAACGATGTAACCATACCTTCCGGGTGTCTGTTGGATTGGCAGAATTTCAACCATCCGTTTTCGGACAACAGCAATAGTTGGCGTGAGATAAAGAAACCTCCATTTAACAATATGGAATTTGGTACGGTGATATACTTTAACCAAATAGAAAACTAGAATACTATGACAATCAATTGGACGGAAATAATACTTGCTTTGTTGGGTACAAATGGCATAACCCTTCTAACTTCAATATTACTGTTTAAGCAGAAGAAGGAAAAGATGGAAACTGAAATTGATTCTTCTACCTTGGACAATCTTGAAAAAGGGTTTGCTATTCAGGGTGCTCAGTTGAAAAAGGCACAGGAAGAAATATTGAGTTATCAGCAATCTCTTCATGATGCTTATCAGAAGATACAGGAGCTTTATAATGAGATGAACAAAATCAAAAACGAGTTGAAATGCGCAAAAGATGATCGAGATTCATTAAAAAAGCAGATTGATAAACTGAGTAAACCAGTAACAAGAAAGACAAGTACAAAAAATGCAGGCAAATAACAACGATAAAGTATTGAAAGAGTTTGGTAGTAATGTCCAGCTTGCTTTGGATGCTTCTATCATGCAGTTCATGGAAGATATCGCCACGAATATCATGGATGATATAAAAGACATAGAGGGATTTACCAATCAGACTTTCAATCTTGAAGATAGTTATGGCTGTGGCATTTATAAAGATGGGGTCCTAAAGAAGATTGTGTGGGCAAATGCAACGAAAGTTGCAAATGAACCTAGGAAACGTAACAATGTAGAATATTGGGGGCGTGAACTTGCCGAAGATTTCTTCAACAGTTACAAGTCTGATAGGTCCGGAAGATACGAACTAGTTGTAGCTGCTGTCATGTTTTATGGGAAGTATTTGGAGAATTACCATTTATTGAATGTTCTTACAGATTCTTGGCTTAAAACAAAAACAGATTTAAACGGAGGTAAATATACTGTAGTTTTTAAAAAAATTGCAGCTAATATGTTGAACAAATATTTTAAGTGAGGTAAATGGGGTACTTTAATCCTTCAACGATAAATACAACCTTGTACAATATTGTATTGGACGAGAATATTGCTGATGATGTATATAAAGTACAGCGTCCTGCAAATGTTGATGATAAGGTAACGAGTTTTATTGTCGTAAACAATAATACTAGGATTGTAAGCAACACTGAAAATGGTCCTTATGGACATTTTGGGAAGGGCGAAACAATGGCTACGGTTACTTTGTTTGTTAGAGCATTACCAGGTAATATTTATCCGTCAATTATGGATGCGTTAAGTGAGAAGATTGTGAACTTATTTCCTCAAAAGGCTGTGCAGCTTCATTTTAAAATATTTAATGTTTTACCACCAATGTTTGATGGTGTCGGATTTTATTATACATCCGTTCTGTTAAACGTTGATATTTATAAAGATTAGCCGCATGGGAACCGTAAGAAAAAAGAGTGAAAACGCATCAATAGATACGTTTTCGACATATAGTAATAACCTTTTAAATTTAGAAAATAGAATGGCACGAGTAAATTTAGACACCAGCCCTGCTTACTTGAACGGGCAGTCGGCTGCTTTAACTTTTGATCCTATTGAAATTACCGATTCGACTCAATATTCATCATTTTTGAATCCAAAAATCCTGCCTAATATTGAGTCTGGTACTACAGAATCCGCAGGAACGGACGCTGACACTTCTGAAACCAAGAATGAACAGGGTGCTACTGTGTTCCAGAACATCACACCTGGTACTATGGCATTCACGTTTACAGGTATGTCTACCTCTAAGGCTGCATTTGCATTCTTTACTACTGGTAATACAACTCCTGAATTGAATTTGGATTCTCTGACTGACACACAAGACGCTTTCGGAAAAGGTGCTACTCAAAAATTGAAAGCATTTGGGGCAAGTGCGTTTAAACAGTTTGTACGTCCTATCGGTATTATCAACGGTACTGGTGACCGTATGATCTTCTTCCCGAAGGCATCATGGGCTGTCAGCTTCACAGGTGCTCCAAGTAACGCAGGATACCTTGGATTCTCCGTTACAGTGACAGCATTGGAAGTTAACACTCGGTATTTGAAAACCATGATGGTTCTCGAACTTGACAATTCGGCTGAATGAGGTATATGGGGTGATGAATTATTAGCCGGGCGTTTTGTCCGGCTTTTATTGTTTTTTAACTGATTGTGTTTGATTTTTGTTAACCTTTGTTGTATTTTTGCTGTAAAAAATAACACCATGACAGATAAAGAATTGTCTGATAAATTAAAGCAAAAGGCTATAAGTCTTGGAGCTTGCGAAAAAGGATTGAACGAATGGGGTAACCTAGATAAATATGAATTATGCGAGATGTATATTAGATACATTGATTTCTGCCTGCTTAACAGATACCCGTCAAATGAAATAATCAAGAAGGAGTTTGCAGGATTTAGGGAGAAGTTTAATGTATTCGTTGATGATACAAACCTGTTCATAAGCAATCCTAAATGGTCTATATTTAATGGAGCTTGTGATTGTGTTGTCACCTATAATGACTATGGTATAGGAGAAATGTATGTCAAGGATAACAGTCATGTAAATATTGTTGCACTTGATAATAGCATAGTATATATTACATTGCTTGATAACGCTAGTATTGAAATAATATCATCGGAATATACGAAAGTGTTCGTTTCTACAAATACACCTGAAAACATATCAAAAGTGGATGTAAAAGGTAAATTAACAGTAAAACCATTTAAGCTAGATTAATAACACATGGGACTATTTAACTGGAAACAGCCTGATTTAGACGATCAGATAAAAATGCAGAAGTTTGCCACTCATAAATATAAAGAAGTTATGGTTGGTAACAAGAAATTTAAAATACGCGGTCTTCGTTTGGGAGCATACGATTATATTGTGGATAAACTGCTGATTCGTGATATTATCAATCCAGATACAGCAAAGAAAGAAATGATTGCAATAATGAAAAATGATGCGTCTATTCCATACAAAGTTGCTGCGGCAGGAGTATTGAACAACTATTGGTTTTTTGAAATCATTCCTTTTGCAAGACGTATATATGCTTGGTGGTTAAGCAGGCATTATGACCATAAGGAACTCACTCCGTTGATAGAAGCCATCGTGGAGGGGGCTAATGTAAGTGATTTTTTTACAAATACAATCCGTTTAGCGTTCTTGATAGATACGACAGCGACATTAAGCAAGAAGGATGCCATGAAATTATCTCTCGATGCAAAATCGGCTCACGAGGATCTATCCAAAAAGATTTCCCCCAATTCAGAGGAGATTTAAGGCTATTCGGAGGTTTGGTAGTAATTAAGGATTGGGCTTTATTATGGAAATATTCATGGAGTTATATACAAGCTGTTATAATTGATCAACCTAAACTTGATTACCATTTTGAAGAAAAGATGAAGTTATACAAGGCTTCTCTTACAGATGATTTATACGAGAAAGCTAACATGAATGCAAGTGGTTTTATAGGTAGATTCAAAGAGTATAAACCTAAAGAAGAACATCCTGATATATTATTAAAAGACGTTTTGCGATGATAACAAAATATGATCCTAAAATATATCCCCTTAAACTGTATGTTGCAGTGGGGGATGATCAATGGGGAAAAATATATAGAAAATTCACCAAACTTAATCATGACCCGATAGATACATCCAAAGATGAAATTAAGAGCTGTAATGGCATGACTATTTTTGTAAGGGAAAAAAGTACAAACCATTTAGGTGTACTTATTTGTTTATCCAACGATGGTATAGGGGTGAGAACTGTTGCTCATGAATCTGTTCATTATGTTTGTAATGTATTTGGGTATTGTGATATTTCTATGGGATATGAAAATGGGCAGGATGAGCACTTTGCATACCTTTTAGGTTGGTGTGTTGAATGCGTAATGGATAGTGTTGCGAAATATTTAAAAAAAAAGCATTAAGGGACAAATTGACACAGATAAATAAAATAAGTCCGAAAGTTACACGAACTTTCGGACTATTTTGTAACCTGAAAACAATATGAAACCGATACCTATGTATCCAAGACTTATCAGTATTTTTTGCCATTTTGACAATTCCTTTTCCACCTCTACTTCTACTTCTACAATTTTTTCTACGGTTATTATCGAATCTTTTGTTACCACCGTTTCTTTTTCCAAAGATGGAATACTGTCTTGTAAAAAGTTCGTCTTGTTCTTTAAACTATGAAAAAGTCTACCATCTGCCATTATTTTAGCGTCTGATATGGCTAATGATGTTTCAAGATGTGAACTGTCTTCAAACGTTACTTGTTGTGTATGCTCTACAGGAAGGGTGATTATTTTTGATTGCCATACTATTCTTTCTGTCACTGTCGTGTTGTGGTCTACTATAGTTGTATTTGTCGAAGAGGGAAGTAGCTTGCGTGAGCAAGAACACGACAGTAACAAAAAAAATAGCAATATAGAAAACGGCTTATTCATAAATTTACTAGTATTCGCTTTTCAATTATATTGTTTTTCCACAGGTAATTATATACGTTTATACACGTACATATTGACGTTTCACCGTCCCGACTACTGTCGACCACTCCACGTCCCCAACCCCTTCTACCAAGGGTGATACTAATTTAGTTTAATAGTATTTAATTAGTTATAAATGCCATAATACATTTATCTTTTTGCAAAGATAACATAATCGTTTTTATCCACAATTTTTAATATGTTAAAAAATACTAATGGGTTTTTGTTTGTTGTAAATCATGCTCTTGTGCTTATTTTTGCTATTTTTGCAATAATTAAAAAACAATAACTATGGCTGATGTTGATTTAGGAGCATTAAAGTTTAAGATTGGGCTAGATGATTCCGGTCTTGACAAACAGATAAAGGATATACAGAAGAAGTTGCAGGACACCTTTAACCAGGAGATGTCCTTCAAGCCTATGTTGACCGATATAGGCAAAATGAATGACGAACTTAGCGAGGTTGTAGATAAGATAAACAAAGCGAATGAAAACGCGTCCAAGGTAGGGAAAGGTAAGTCAAACAAGAAAATGGATATACTTGTTCAGATGGAAGAGTTGTCAAACAAGATTGTCGAAGCGACAAGGGAGTATGACAAGCTGGAAAAGACTTACCGTAACCTAGGCAATGCAGGCGGAGATAAGGGGATGGCTACAAGAAAAGCCAATCTTGAAAGTCAGAAGAAAGCGATAGATGATCTTGTGGCTGAATTGAACAGATTGAAAACGGCATATTCCCTTACTGCTAACAGTGCGCCCAAATTGTCCATTTCCGATGAGAGAGAACTTAATCTTCTACGCCAGCAATACGAGATGGAGATTGCACGGACAAAGGAGATGGATAGACAAGCATCAAAGCAGGAACAGGCGAATAAGAAGATGCAGCAGACCAATCAGAAGTATCTACAATACCTTTCTGGTCAGTCTGGACTTGCCCTTGGTATGCCAGAGGGAAGTGCTGAGGACTTGAACAGGAAGATTGCCGCTATACAGAAACGCCTTGAACTATTGAATAAATTTAAGGTTGAAGTTCCTTTAAACAGCAATCAGATAACAAAGGCTGACGCTCTTATTCAGAAATTGCAAGGCAGATTGGAGAAGTTGCAATCATCTTTAAGAAAAACATCAACGAATGAATTGTTGAGCATCAATCCTACGTCTATCAATCAGGCTAACAATCTTATTTCTGAATTAACGAACAGGCGTAATGCGCTTAATACGACTGACGCAAACTATAACCGTACCCTTACTCTTCTCAACAGGAAGATACAGGAACACAACAAGTTTGTAAACGAAGCTACATCCTATGGAACAAAGATGCAGCAGACCAATCAGAAAAATGCCGCAAGTTCAAAGGAATTTACCGAGGAACTGACAAAGCAGAGCAGAATGATGCGTGAGTTTGTCAATACGATAAAGACTTATGCCGGATTCTACTTTTTCAGAGATATGTTTCAGGAACTTGTTTCCATTCGTGGGGAGTTCGAGCTGCAACAGGTATCTTTACGTGCCATTATACAGGATGCAAGACGGGCTGACCAGATATTCAGTCAGATTAAGGGGCTTGCTGTAATATCTCCTTTCCAGTTCAGTGATTTGGTTGGATATACCAAACAGCTTGCAGCATTCCAGATACCTGTCAATGAATTGTACGGTACAATGAAAAGCCTTGCGGACGTTTCCGCAGGTCTTGGTGTTGATATGGGGCGTATTATTCTAGCTTATGGACAGATAAGAAGCGCAGGTGTGTTAAGGGGACAGGAATTACGTCAGTTGACAGAAGCTGGTATTCCTGCATTGGACGCATTAAGAAAAAAACTGGAAGAAGTAAGAGGCGTGGCTCAAACTACTGATGATGTGTTCAACGCCATATCAACACGTCAGATTCCTTTCGAGTATATTCGGGAGATGTTTACCACAATGACGGAAGATGGTGGTATGTTCTACAAGATGCAGGAAATACAAGCTGCATCTTTGAAAGGTATGGTAAGTAACCTTGCCGATTCATACAAGATTATGATGAATGACATAGGCGAGGCGAATGATTCCGTTCTGAAAGGAATTGTTGGAAGCATAACCGATGCGATGAACAACTGGAGATATTTCTCCAAAGCAATAGAGGGTGTTGCTGTAGGATATGCCGCATTGAAAGGATTGCAGTTGGCTAGAACAGCCATGCTAGGAAAAGAAGTTGTCGCAACAACTAATGCTATTAAGGCTGAGAAATTACGGGAAGCCCAGTTGCTTAAACAGGCTGCAATGTACAGAACGCTCACTACTGCCGAGAGGTGGAAGATAGCGACAGCGTCAAAACTGTCTGCCGTAGAGATAGTTGCTGCCGTTAATTCGGGAAAGATGTCGGCAGAGATGGCTAAACGTATTCTTGCCACCAATATGTTGACACAGGCTGAACGTCACCTTCTTGTCACCGAACTAAAACTGACAGGTGCGGAAGCTGCAAGAATGTTGTCTATGACAAAAACGACAATGTTGATGAATAGATTTAAACTGGCAACATTCGGTTTGACAAATTCATTGAAAACATTGTGGCTTACGATAAAGGCTAATCCTCTTATGACAATACTTACCGTTGCAGGGCTTGTAGCGGAAGCGTTTCATATTATGTCTGCACGTTCGGAAGAGTTCAATCAGAAGATAAAGGACAGTGCAAAGTCTTTCCGCGAATCATACAGTGACTTGCAAAAAGACCTTGACAAGATAAACTTCGACAAACTCACCCCGGAAAACCTTGAACAGCTTGATACGAAACAGTTGCAGTCGTATGAGGAAACACTGACTGGAATATTGTCTAAATATGGCAATATGGGGCAGTATATAATACAGAACAGCAAGAAGATAGATGATCAGAAATCACGTGTGGAATATTTGCAAAAGTCAGCATCGGAACTAGAGCAAGTTTATAAACGTGCTGCCGAAAATGCGGATATATTGTTCAAGGCAGACAAGGCAACATCTACAGGCGTATTTGGTGATTCATTCTCCGATATGCTTAAAGATTATGAGAAATCGTCTGTAAAACTAACTTCGGCAAGTAAGGATATAGAAGAGTTTCGTGGGCAGATAGTACAGGCATCCAAGGAAATTATAAATATGGGTAAGGGTACTAAGGAATGGAGAAACGAACTTACCGAACTGATAAACAAAGGGGCTTCGGCAGCTACTATTGTCGAGAAGATACGTTCTTTGGCTGAAACGTCAGGGGATGCGAGAACATTTGAAATATTCAAGAACAAAACCCATTTTGATAGTGAGGAATTGTTGAAGGAATATGAGAAGTTGAGGATGGGTATAATGGGTGAAACTGAAGAACTTGAAAAATCATTTAATGTTTTTGCAAACAGCCTTGATAAAGAATTGAAAAAAGTATTTGCTGGTATTGACCCAAATAAATTAAATGATGCTCAAAAGGACTTTATAAGGATTCAATCTGAAAATTTTGCCACAACTAGCGAACTTGGGGAGAATGCTAAAAAATTGTTTAATGAATTTATTGACAAAAAATATGCTGTTAAAATAGAACTTGACGATAAGGAAGCACAAGAAGGATTGACGGGATGGAAAAAATCTCTTGACGAAATTACAGGGCATAAATGGACTATTGCTATAAAGGCTGCCGATGTGAAATCTATGGAGGATTACTTTAAATCGGTAAAACAGGAATATAAGGACGCCAAAAGTTCAATAGAAAATTTACAGCGTACCATTGATATGTATGTTAGCCAAGGAAAGGTTAAGAAACTTGGAGATGAGTATCAAATTACAGGCATTGTAAGCCCTTATGAAGCCGAGCAAGTACAACAGACGGTATATGAGATTAACGCTGCCAATGAAGCGATGTCGAAAGCTACAGGAACAGCAAAACAATTTAATCTTGAACTAGAAAAACAGAAGAAGGAAGCACAAAAAAGAGATCCTCTTGCTGACCTTTGGAAAAACAGGTTGTCATTGCTTGAATCCGCCTATTCCAAGTTCAAGGATTTGAGCATTAACATAGGAAAAGAGGAAGCTAAAAAGCAGATTGAAGCCATATATGGTTCACAGGCGTTAAAACTTGGTGTAGACCTTGTATATGACAAACAGGCTATTGTTGACAATTATAACAAGGCAGCAAAGGAATTGGAAACACGAGTTCCACAGGATGCTGTTAAAAATGCAAGGAAAGCAGCCGAATTGTCCTCTGAAATTTATGTTAATGCAGCCAAGAATGTAATGAAAAGAATTACGGATGAGTTTGACAGATACAGGAACAAGTATGACTTTTACAGTGACATACTTGGGATAACGGGTGATTCCGAACTTGCCTTAGACCTTGCGGTTCAGTTTAGTGGTGACACATCCACTATGGCTGAAAGTTTTGCGGCAGGTATATATAATAATCTGCAATCCGCATTGGCAGGAATGAATCTTGACCTTGGCGTTTCTGTTGTGCCCGACACCTCTTCATTTACCTCAATGAACCAGTATATCAATCAGATACAGGAGGCAATTAAGGGGAATAAGAATATCGGAGAAGATCAGAAAGAGGTTATACAAGGAATGATTGACGCATGGAAAGGCTACTTTGGTGAGATGGCAAAGCAATATGCTAATGACCTTGAAAAATACGGTGACTACTATACTCAGGTTGATATCATCAGAGAGAAGTACCGTAAAAAGATTGAAGGAGCAAAGGGGATGGAAAACGCATCCTTAATTTCCGCATTGCAGAAAAGCGAAGAGATGGACTTGTTCAAGCTGACCACAGACTATCAGAACTTCTTCGGTGCTGTTGAAGCGATGTCTATGGAAGCTGCAAATACCGTTGCCGACAAGGTAAGGGAAATGCTCAACAGTGCATTTAGATCTGGTGCTATCAGCGCAAAGGAATACATGAAAGAACTTGAACGCGTGGACAAGCAGATAGAGAAGATGATGAAGAACAACCAGTCTGACTTTCAGACGTACATGAAGGAAGGTCTTGACGGTCTGTACAACAAGCGTTATGATGCAGGAAAGTCAAAGATGATGGCAGGCATGAATGATATGCAACAGGCTATGGCTGACATAGAAAATGCTTCCAAGGCATACGAGGACGCGATGAAGAACGGTGATGAAGAAGCTGCCAATGCCGCTTTGAGTGCCAAGTCGGAAGCCGAATCAAGATACAAGAGCGGACAGGAAGCTGTCAAGACTGGTAAAGGAATGATGGCTGCCGCACAAAACGCTTTGCAGACGGTAAATCTTATCGACTTTATCATAACCAACATATACAATGCCATAAGGGCTATACAGCAGATAATTTCATCCGTGTCCAACCTTATGGATTCTATGGGTAAGGATACCGATAGCGGTTTCATGCGTGAGATGAACCAGTTCTCGGAAGTTATGGGTGTTATGAATGAGGGTGTGAAGAAATCATGGGATTCATTCAAAAGTGGTGATTTATTTGGTGCTATAGGGTCAGCTATATCAATGCCACTTGACGTTATCGCAACGTTTAACAGGCAACATGACAAAAGGCTTCAAAAGCATATAGAAAACTTACAGTTTGAAGCTAAAAAACTGACCAATATCTATAATATGCTCGAAAAAGAATTTGATCACATTATAGACCCGGAAAGACTTGATGAGGTGACATCCCAACAGGTATCCAACCTAAAAGAACAGTTGCAGATTCAAAAGGATATTCTTGCTTCCGAACAAAAAAAGAAAGATCCTGACAGGGAAAAAGTAGAAGAATACAAACAGACCATAAAGGAATTAGAGTACGAAATAAGATATTATTCAGAAACACTTGCAAGTGAATTGTACAGCATTGACTTGAAAGGCTGGGCTAGTCAGATAGGTGACGCTCTTGTCGAAGCATGGCTGAAAGGGGAAGATGCTGCAAAGGCTTATAAGGACACTGTGGCAGACGTTATGAGAGATGTTGTTAAGAGTTGGGTACAGCAACAATACATAGAAAAGGCAATGCAACAGGTACAGACCACATTGTTCGGAGCAGACGGCAAAGGTGGTATGTTTGCGGATAACAAGATAGATAAGGATGAACTTATAATACTAGGAAATGTAATGGGTTCATTGGAATCAGCCTTTGCGGAAGCCGGAGGTGTAGTCAATGAGATAAACAACGCCCTTGGTGGTATGCTTACTGAAACGGAGGAAAATGCGGAAGGTCTGTCCAATGCCATTGCAGGAGTTGACGAGAATACATTTAATCAAGCGTTGGGGTATCTTAACGGGATGAGATACGAAATGGTTGTACAAAGCGATCTTCTCCGTCAGTTGGTATCGTTAAACGGTGGTTCGGCAGGAACGGGAGGAACGAACATGACAGCCATACAGCAGTCACAGCTTGAAGTTCTCACCCAGCAGCTTGCCGCAACTATGGCGATAAAGACAGCACTCCTAAGTGTCGTTTCCATTGCCCCAAGGTCAGGCGGAAATGCGATAAAAGTTATAATTGACTAAAACAAACGCCCTGCTAGCTTCACAGTTGGCAGGGCGTTCCAGTTTGATTATGAACAAAAAATCCAATCACTTGAGGTGCTTAGCGGAATCGAACCGCTGTTGTCGGTTTTGCAGACCGTTGACTAAACCACTCATCCAAAGCACCAATTTTTATGCAAATATAGAAAAATAATTTTTAAATTTACATAAACTTTAAAACTATTTTTGCTATCTTTGCACTAATAAACAATGTACACGAATGGCTATAGCTAAATATTTTATAAAGAAAGGAAGCGATACGGCAAAGGATTTGTATGCCACATACAGGCTGTATATACTTGAAAGCAAGGGATTATGGGATTTGCCGACAAGAAAGGAAGCCTATGCCGAAAAATGGTATGACAAGAACGGTCAGAAGGTGTACGAACCTGTCACGCCTGTTTACCAGCCAACGGAAGGAAGCATAACATTTGCCGCTTTGGGAGATGTGGAAACGGTAAAGACGAATATCCGTTCGTTCTATTCATATATAACCAATGTGATACCTGCCACTCCCGGTACGCCATACGGTTCATCCTCTTTCTCTATATGGAATGATGTATGGGGAGAATCGGCAAAGCAGGTGATAAGATGCACGGGTTTTGAAACAGGTGCAAAGATGAGTTATCAGGACGTTCAGGACTTGCAGAACCCGGACCGACTTGTGTCCGCCTATACATTTTCGTTAAATTTCAGTATTGACCAACCAACTCTTTAAAGACCAATGATTTTACAGATTAAAAGAGGAAATAAGGTTATTGCGGAGAGTGCTGATTTCTCATACAGCCCGTCTTTGCAGGAAGTGAGAAAATTGACTTGTGAAGTCGTTTCCGTTGTTCCGATAGAGTTCAAGGCATACAACTCAAAGAGTGAATCGGAATACGATACAGTCGTATATAACGGTAATACATTCATCCTGTACCAAGCCCCATCGGGAGATAATCTTAACGAAGCAGGAAAATACAAATACTCCCTTCTGTTTTACGGTAAGGAGGTGCTTTTGCAGAATGTGGCATTTCTTGACATAGTAAGCGGAACAGGTGGGGAAATAAATAAGATAAGATACACTCATGGCGGTCTGTTCCAGTTCTGGGGTGATGCAAAACAGCTTGCCGCACGTATAGAAGCAAATATAGAATCTTACAATGCGTCATTGGGTGCAGGATATACAGGCATTGGCACATGGACGCTCAACGTGGATGCGGAAGGCGAACTGACGGAGGATATGATTGATATAACCGATGGGACCAACCTGTTTGAAGCATTGAAGAACTTCTATGACAAGTTTTATCTCAATTATTACTTCTCAACGACAGCGAACGGTGGGATAATAACCATTACGGACAAGACAAGACCGTCCGTAAACTGGACATTCAAGCAGGGTGACGGTGGGGGTGCTGTAAAAGTTTCCTCTTCCGTAGATACAAGCACACCTGTCATAACCCGAATCATACCACAAGGTGGAAGCAGGAACGTTCCTCCCGAATACAAGAAAGACGCTAAGCCTGCCGATGAATCACGCTATTGCCCGTACATCCTTCTTCCGAATGATTCTGACAGGAATATAAGATATTATATTGACAGCGAATACGGATTGAAGAACTATGGTGTGAGAGGAAAAACCATATCAAACACGTTCAGTGGGATATACCCTTCCATCAGAGGGAAAAAACTTGGCGATCTGTACCCGTCAGGACTTCCAGAATGGGATACATACAAGGCGGATGGAGAACCAGACCCTCAATCGGGTAAGGTGGCAGGTGAGGGTGCTAGCGCATCTACACGGATAGACAAGATTATCGGTTCTACTCCTATAAAGAGTGATGATAGTGACAGTTTCTTCATTTATATGACCTCTCCCGGATTCAACCTAGGGTACAAAGTATATGAGGACGGTGATTCATCCGACAAGATAAACGACAATGTGCAGCCCCAGTACAAACCCCATGCTATGTTTGACAAGTACAGGGATTTCGAGAGTTTTGATATATATGGTACAAGGGCATATTATGACCAGCCTGTAAAGGTTACTGCCACATTCTCCGGGAAGATGCTTTTCAGTATATTACCTATAGGAAGTGATGCTGTAGGGAAAAAGGTGAAGATTAACCTACGTATGGTTTTAAACCGTGTATTGGGTCAGGCTTCTCCATTGAAAGAGGTTGTTATCGGAGAGGAAGGTGCTACTGGTATGCTTGAAATACCTTACGACAAGACCTCTCTTGTAGGATATATAGAAAAAGGTCAGAATACGACAGTCACCATACGTGTTGAGTTCACGTTTGATTCTGATATCCCTGCCGAAAGCTGTAAGATAGGCTTTAGTGAGGAAATGACATGCAACATACATTTCGGTAATCAGGACGGTTCACAGGACAGGTTCTATTATAAATACGCTTCTGTAACGGACGCGGTGTTCAGTATGCGTACAGGAACTTATACAGGCACGGAATTTAAGATAAACAAAAACGGTATTATTCCTCTTTACGGTGAGGTGAACGGTGATACGGGGGAAACGGAAGAGGATGTTGCCATGTTTAATAAGGGGGCACGATATAAAATATCATGTTACAGAACAGATAGCGACAATGCCAAACTTCCCCTTTACACAGATGGTAAATCTCCTTCAATTGCGGCAGGAACGGAATTTGTCATTCTGAATATCGTCATGCCCGAATCTTATGTGACAATGGCTGAGAACACGCTTGAAAAGGCGGCTCTTGACTACCTGTCAAGATATGACCATGAGAACCGAACCGTTTCACTTGACATATCTAGCGGATTTGTCGCAGAGCATCCTAACCTTTTCATTGACTTCATAGAAGGAAATATGCTAAAGGTAAGGGATGATGGAATAGGCGTGTTCGATTTCTCTGATAACGGTCAGATAGTGGATATGCAGTTGCAGATACAGTCTTTGGAAATTAAATATTCCAAGGATAATATGTTCCCGTCATATTCATGCACCATTGCAAGAAGAAAGATACTGTCTTTCTATGAACGGTTGGCACAGGAAAATCAAACGGCTTCAACGCAGAATACGACAAATATAACATTGGGTGGAAGTGGTACGGGAAGCGGAACGGGAAGCGGCGGTGGAAGTAGCAATATAACCAATGCCGATCATGCTAAATCCGCATACACACTAGACGATGATACCCCTGTGCTTAATTGGTTTTTGTCAGCACTGAATGACGATGAAGCGGAAGGTATAATCAATTTTCTTAAAGGTCTTAAGATATCCGGGAATCTGATAAACCGCATTGTGAAGCAGGGTGACAGGGATGTTACCTACACCGATGAAGACGTGATGAGCGCATTACGTGTAATGGTTGAGATAGAGAACAGTGTGGAGAAGATGAAAGAGATATTCTTGCGGAAGGACGTGGCGGATTCCACTAAGTTCCTTCTCAGCATGTTTGCCGGTGCTGTTTTCGGGAAGAATGGTTTTGCAAGCGGCTTGACCGGATTCGGAGCCAAGATATTCGATACAGGGCATGGAGAGTTTGAGAGCATGTTTATCCGCCGGTTCCTTGAAGTTCCCGAATTAAGATACAATCGTGTGATGGTCACGCTGGGCGACAAGTGGCGTGCGCCCGGAGCTGGTATTATAGAAACAGTAGATACAGGAACCAAAACATGTACACTTAAACTGGAAGATGGTGAGATCGGAGCTGTCGCAGTAGGTGATATCTGTATGGGTATCTATCATAACATCACTGGGAATGCTACGGAGGATTATGACGATGGAAAGGGCAACAGGCGTTTTGCCGGATTCTGTACGGTCTATTTCACAATCACGGAAGTCACAGGTGAAAGAAACGAAACATTCAAATACCAGTTGCGTCCTACATCTTCATCGTGGTCTTCTTCTTTCGATCCATTTGAAATGATGACATTCGTTGCATATGGTAACTTTACCAATGCAGGCCGTCAGACCTCAGTCTACGAAACAAGGACTTACACCCGTATGTTGTGGAAGCAGAATACATGGGAGATCTCCGCTGCCAATGTTGCCCTGCAATATGGAGACCTTTCTAATCTGAATATATTCGGATTGAACATGGATGGTTACTCCATGTATCTGAATAATATATATATGACAGGTATTATCAAGCAGATAAAGCCGGACGGAACACCTGTACAGACTTTGAATTTCCGTGAGGAAGGATATATACCTGGCGTACATTACGATTACTACGACAGCTTGTCTTATAACGGAAGCATGTGGGCGTGTATCAATGAGGATGGTTCGTCTGCTGCACCGGGATCTAACGGCGATTGGCTGGAGATTGCTTCTAAAGGTGATACGGGAGCACCGGGGGCACCGGGAAAGGACGGTGTGAGCGTGACCAATAGCGGTCCGTGGTATTCCGGCTTGGTTGTTCCCAAAATGAGTATCGTTACAATGGGAGGAAGTTCGTTTCTTTCTAAGGTATCCACTACCAATCCTCCCTTGTGGTGCTGGACAGACAATGCCGGTAATCGGTTTACTTTCAATGATGGTGGCTATTGCTTGACGGGTGAGATAAATACCGATGAATATGAACTTTTGGTTCAAAGCGGAAAGGACGGAAGAGATGGTACCAGTTATGAGAGGGTATTCATCCATACTACAACAGAGAGTAAACCTGCCACTCCTTCCACGTCACAGACAGACGATTATGTGCCTTCCGGCTGGCATGATGATCCTGTAGGTGTTTCCAGCTCTCTGCCTTATGAGTGGATCAGTGAGAGGGAGAAGAAAAACGGTATATGGAGTAAATTCAGTGCTCCTGCCCTTTGGGCGAAGTACGGATTTGATGGTGCTGACGGTGCTGAGGGCGTAGCCGGAACGAGCATCATTTGGAAAGGTGATTTTTCCTCCGCTCCTTCCAATCCTCAGAACGGGTGGGCATACAAGAATACCACTGATAAGAAATCATATGTATATCAGGATGGACAGTGGTATCAGATGACTATTGACGGAATTGATGGGAAGAACGGAAAAGACGGATTGAGTATTGTATGGAAAGGAGATCTCCAAACACCTCCTTCTAATCCTCAGACCAACTGGGCATACCGGGATACCAATAATGGTCGTGTATATATATGGAACGGAACAGCATGGGCATTGATGGTTGTGGACGGATCGGACGGTGCTGATGGTGCAGCCGGTTCTGACGGATTGAGCGTGTTTATAACTTATAATGACAGCACTTCCCAACCTTCTGTACCTACCGGGAACGGTACTACTGGAGGATGGCATACAAATGCGACAAGTACAGCCATATGGATGTCACAGAAGGTTGCTGCGTCCGCATCTGACGGAGCATGGGGTACACCGATAAAAATCAAAGGTGACAAGGGTGATGATGGTGAAAAGGGGGACAAAGGAGATAAGGGAGATAAGGGAGATAAGGGAGATAAGGGAGATCAGGGCGTACAAGGAATACAGGGCTGTATCATACGGGATTCCGAATGGACAACCGGGGTAACGTACAGAAATGACGAAGCCCTTACAAGCGGCACGCGGTATATTGATATCGTAATGGTGAGAAACAATAGTGCGGTGGACGGATGGGATGTTTATAAGTGTATTAAAACACATACATCTTCGTCTTCTATAACCTATACTAACACTACCTACTGGACGGAATTAAGTAATGTTGGTCCCATCTATACCAGTCTTATTATTGCCAAGAACGCCAGTCTTGATTTCGTCCAAGGGAATGAACTGATAATAAAGGATTCGAATAATAATGTCGTAGCCGGTCTTACAGGAGGAAGCAGCAAGGAAGCCGGTACGACACCTGTAAGGATATGGGCTGGCGGTGGTGTTCCGGGCAGTGCTCCGTTCCGGGTGGATCAGGAAGGGAATCTTGTTGCAACGAAGGCAAATATCACGGGGACAATAACTGCCACAGGTGGAAATATTGGCGGTTTCAATATTTCCACCTCAAGTATGGAATCGGTTTCCGGGAATAATGCCATGCTCCTTTCCGCCAACTTGGTAAGATTTACCGGAAGTTATTCAAGCGTGTTTATTGGAGCGGATACTTTTCCTTCATCTAGTGGGGGGGCAATATTATGCCCATCCCGTATTTCGGTTAATAGGAATATAACGAATACGGCGTATGGCAATGTGGGCATGTATTTTGACATACAAGGTTCCCATGCTTATGATGATAATGATTTTCAGTATACCGGGAATCATGCGTTGTATATCGTCAAGGGGGACATCTGTGGGTTTAGGCTCAGATTGCGCAGAATAAGCAAGAGCACAACTTTGTCAGTGATGGATAGTGTTATCATGGCTGTAACGTCCGGTATTACGCTGACTGTTCCGTCCACTGCGGAAGACGGGCAGTTCTACTGGATAAGAAACGTTTCTGGTGGTAATGTGACCATAGCCGGAACAAATCTTGTCGGCTGGAATTCCGGGGAGGTCAGCACTTCGATAGGTTTGTCCAAGTCAAAGGCGGCAGCAATGTATTATGACAAGCATAATAACAAGTGGTTTATGAACTGGATTGATTGTTGGAATTAAAAATATAAATTATGAAAATAGATTTTACAAAATTTCCTTGTTACACAGGGATAAAGAAGGATATCAGAGTTGAGATGGATATTGCGGAGTCATTGGCTAATGCCATATACACAAATGTTCCGGGCATAGCCGCCAGTTCTTTGGCTCATAAGATTTACTCTGGCAAGGGAGAAGTAGATTACGATGAACGGGAAATACGAATTATACGTGATTGTACACCGTTATTTTCTGGAGTTTATGCGGATTCCATAAACGATTATTTGGACACAAAAGAAAAGGAGGAACAAGGATGATATTACAAGCAGGTTATGATTGTTATCTGACACAGGCCGAGGATATGCCTCTGTCGGAACGAAGATTTGAAAATCAGGTAGTAATAAACAGCCCTGAGGATGTGGCTGTGTGGAAAGAGATCACATCGAAACAGAAGGAGCAGATGATTGCCGAAGCATCATTTATTGATGTGGCGGCTATAGACGTTGAAGCACTTGGCCGTGTGAATACGCTGCTCAATGATATTGCGGCAAACATCAACAATGCCGGACTTACTGTAGAGGAAGCATTGGCGAAGAAAGAGTACTTCCCCGCATGGGAGGATCTGATAGGTACAGAGGTTGATGTGTCGTTCCGGTTCCGTTACGATGGTACACTCTATGAGGTTATACAGAAACATACACCGCAGGAGGACTGGAAGCCGGGAACGGGTACGGAATCCTTGTACAAGGTTGTGCAGATAGAGCACTCCGGCACACTGGATGATCCTATACCTTGGGTACATAACATGGTGCTGGAAGAAGGCAAGTATTACACCGATAAGGAGGTTCTTTATCTCTGTATCCGTGACAGCGGAATAGGCATGGCATTTGACTTGGGAAATATTGTTTCGGGCGGATATGTTCAAGTAGTAATAAATAATTAAAAAAATACGATTATGGCAGACAAAAAATTAAATCAAGTATCGCAGTTGACGGATTTTGATTATGCGTTGGTTGTAAAAGGGGATGACGTGGCAAAAGTTACAAAACAGCAGCTAGCTACAATACTGGGAGGACTGATGAATAGTTTGAAGCTGTTCCCGTTCATGAATAAAGGGAGATTAACAGGAACAGATGACTTAAATAATGTATTAACATCAGGAATCTATGAAATTAGTGCCCCTACAACAGGGGTACTAAATGGGAAAGATATTCAATACGGAATCTTAATAGTATTCTCAGCAGGACAAAGAATACAGTTATTAGGTAATGGCTTATACGGAAATGCATATTTTAGGACAGGTAGAGATAATGGAACATGGTATGATTGGGTATCTATATATTGACATAAAATCTATTCGAAACGAGAGCTGGGAGGACTGATTCCTACCGCAAGTAATAAAAATAAAGGTTTAGTTGCTCCTGATATGTTCTCATTTACAAGGGATGCCGTAACAGACGCTAATGGTTGTAGTGTATTCGGTAGTTACAAGTTGTCCCCCGGAGTCTTGAATGCCCCTGATGGAATTAAATATGGTGATGTGTTATTCGCCGTTCCATGGGATACAAACACAATACACCAATTTATATATACGATTAGCGGAGGTACGTATAGAAGGGTTGGAGGAAAAGAAAATTGGAGTGAATGGGTAAAAGATTGACAAGAAAAAGTGGTATTTCCACGAACTGGGGGAATTCTTGGGTATAAAAAACGGGTGGTCCGGTACAAGCCGGTTCCACCCGATACGACAAATCACTTATAATACGCTAATAGCCTATAATGAAGTTTTCGGCTAGTATTAGAATGAAAAGTTACACCATTTGAACTAAACTCTATAGATAAGCTGGTTGATTTTTCACCTGCAATAATCTTACTTCTATCAGTATAAATATTGTCCGAAACTGTTAGGATGAAGCCGGAGATTGCATAATTATCATAAAACGCATATATGCCTTCTCGCAACTTCATGTTTACATCAACATCAGGCTTTAAATCAATTGTTCCAACTGAAGAAACCTCTAGAAGTCCCCCCAGTCCGCAGAGTGGGAGAAATTTTGTTGCAAATCTTTCCAATAAAATTGTCTATTGTTTAAGCATAAACTCCTTAAATATTCCCCATCCGTTATAAAAACGCCTAAAGCCAACGCTATCGAAACCAATAGTATATACAATTTGTACGATATATCCAGCTGCGTCATTGTAAACAATCATAATGGAATAGTCCGGAACAACATTAATATTTCCACTCCCAAACAAACGATATATTCCATTTTCTTTAGTATTGTTTACTTCATCGTTTGTTTTGCAGGTCCCTTTTGACATGAACGGGAACAATTTTAAATTCCCCATCAGTCCCCCCAGAAGTAAAAAATAGTTTACTTGTGCGCAATATTCCTTACTCTGACAGATTCTTCTCCTAATAAAGCTGTTGCATACAATTTACTTTCTTGTACTCTATACTTGATTCGATAGTCTTTTTCTCCTAATATAAATGAATTATCGTAATTGATTACGACTAAACTTGACACGGAATCTAAATAGGAATTTGAAACGTAATAAACACCAGTACCATTTGCTATTAGTGTTTCTTCTCCTTTTGCTAAAGTGAAAGAACTATAGGTATTTCCTATCAGTCCCCCCAGATCGCCAACAGGCAGAAATTCTTGTTTAAATTCCTACCTGTGTTAGTGTGCTGATATCTATATTTACCTTGGTTGCTGAAATGGTATTATTCATCGGTATACGGTTAGCAAAACATACTACAGCGTAGCCCCATCCTGCTACATAGACATAATAGTTATCATCATCATCTTTATACATTTTTATTGATAACGGTCCAGAATTATGAGTAATACATAAATTATTACCATAACCATGTCCGCAGATAATAGAGTAGTCATCAGCTATTGCTGAATTACCTTCACCAACAATCTTAACAATCAAATTTTTATTTCTCGTAAAATCAATCCTATATAAAGCCGGAGAGTCTGTGTTTGCTGATAGATTTATATAGTTTCCATTTTGCAGAAGTCCTCCCAGAAGGATTTTGCTAATCTTCTTAAGGCAATAAATTTTGATAAGCAATTAAAAAAGGAACCCTGCTTCCTTCAACTCCTTCAATTTTGGAAGTCATAATAGTAGTATAGTCATTTTCAAAAGTGAAAGTAAATAATGTTCCATCAACATATTCTTTATACCCTCCAATATATTTTATATTTTTAGTTGCTGGAGATATTACAGCTATTGATGGATATAAATTATAATATTGACTACATATCACCAATATGCCATTTGCTTTTATTCTTTTTGATTCACCTTTATGTAACGAAAATGATTCACTAGTAAAACCATTGATAATATTATTTATCTTTAACAGTTCTCCCAGAAGCATTTTTTGTGGTTTATTTTGTAAATACAGAAGATTTTTTTTTAACTTTAAAACAAAAAGTTGAATATGTTAGAGAAGATCAGATACCGTTTGGTTTATAACCGACAAAACAAGTTAAATCGACAAGGGACAGCCCTAGTCCAAATAGAAGCCTATTTGAATCAGAGAAAGGTATATTTTAAAACCAATGTTTATCTAAAGCCGGAGTGTTGGAGTAAGGATGGCGCTCAAGTAATTAACCATCCGCAATCGAATGAGCTTAACGCAATGCTATACGAGAAGATACTGGAGTTGCAGGCTATAGAACTTAGCTACTGGAAAAGAGGGCTTGAATCAAACCTTTCCACGTTAAAGGAGGCTGTAAAAAAGGGAATTAAACCAGTTGTGTCGTTTTTAAAATTTGCAATACAAGCGATAGAGAATTCTGATAGAAAACCGGGAACCAAGGATAACATGCTGGGCACGGTAGCCACTTTGAAGGAATTTCGGAACGTGATAGAGTTCACAGACATCAATTATACGTTTCTAAAGGAGTTTGACGCATTTCTTCGCAATAAGGGATTGAAGGTAAACACGGTAGGGAAACACATGAGAATACTTCGTACCTTGGTCAACGAAGCAATAAATGAAGGTTATATATTACAGGAGGCATACCCTTTCCGTAAGTTCAAGATCAAGAAAGAGAAGAAGGAGCATAACTTCCTGATGCCCGCAGACTTGGAGAAGCTGGAGAATCTTGAACTGCCGGACAGGAAGAACAACAGTCGGCACATACTGGACGCATTTCTCTTCTGCTGCTATTGCGGATTGAGATTCTCTGATTTCAAGCAATTGACTTATAAAAATCTCGTAACAGTTGACGGAAAGGAATGGCTGGTCCTAAACAGCGTCAAAACAGGTGTGAAACTCAATATTCCGCTATATCTGCTGTTTAACGGGAAGGCTCTGGGTATAATGCGGAAGTACGACAGCATCGAACAACTGGCTGCATTAGGTTGCAATTCGGACACCAATCGGACGTTGCAGAAATTGGGAAGGATGGCGCGTATCAGCAAGAAATTTACCTACCATACAAGTCGTCATACTTGTGCTACTCTGTTGGTTCACCAAGGCGTTCCGATAACCACCGTCCAAAAACTCTTGGGGCATACATCGGTCAAGACAACAGAGATATATTCCGAGGTGTTTGATGAAACGATTATCAAGGATCTGACAAGGGCTAACCAGAAGTATTCTAAAAGTAGAAATGTAAAACAAAATCAAATAAAATCTCAAAAATACCCGGAAAAATACCTCAGGCAGTAGAAATCTATAGAGGCTATCTGTTTTATACTTGTTTTTCCGACTTCAATATATTTATATTCTATTTGTAAATAAAAATGTAAATAATTTACCTTTATTTTTCTATAAATATTTCTTACTGTTCTAGAATTTTTCCTTATTGTGCTAGAAGTAAAAAATATTGCATTAATAGCAATTTGGTAAGCCTTAACAGTGCGGCATATAAGGGAAGTACATTGCTTCTTTCTATGAGTCCAGGGTTATAAGAACAATCCTCCCCCCCTTACCGTTTATCAGTAAGGGGGATTGTTTATTTCGTTTTCATTAGTTTTTCCTCAAACTCCGCAATGATACAGTCTGCATCACCGCCATGCACCCAATTATCTAATACGGAAGAGAGAACTTCTGTTGCTTTTTCAACCGAAACATTATCTGTTACTTTGCCACGACACTTAAATTCAGTATTTATCACTTCTGATTCAGAAGCTAAACTAATCCAACATAGACACGCGATTCCAAATTCATCCTGACATAAATCACGTAACGAACATTTTGAACAATCTTTATGTTTCGTTTCCTTCAATTCATGTAGCACTCCGTCTATTATTATTCCGTTCTTTACTTCCATATTCAATCTCCTTTCGTTCCAAAATAAATAGCACCAAGTATGACAAACGAGCATCCGCAAAGGAATGCAAATATATGACTAACTATCGGGTTCATTTTATTCCTTTAAAAATATGACTAATAACATCTACTGTCCATCCGTTTCCTAACAGCCCCATGCCTATATGTGGCTGTACCGACTTGGTGTATCCTTCGGGTACGGTCTGTAATCTTTCCGCTTCCGTAATATTGGGTGTTCTGAAACCTTTTTCGGAATTACAGTCAGGTGAGTTGAATATCAACGGTGTAAGTGATTTTTTATATCTTCTCAACAGTGATTCGGGGTTCTTGGCAAACCTGTTCCATGATTCAAGCATACACCATGACTTTTTCTTCTCAACATATCCATCAGTGATGATGTCCTTGAACAGTATTCCCTTGTCCTTCCATGCAGGTATTTCCCAGTTGCACCAGTAGTATCTTGCTCTCATTTGTGCGGAAAAATCGGAGCTGTTGATATACACATAGTCTACTCCAAGATGTGACGAAATCAAATCAGCCCAATCGGATTTCATCTTCACATTTTCAAGCAGAAACTTTATATTAGGATTGAACTGTCTGATATGGTTCAATATGTTGACATATTCAAAGAATAATCCCGAACGCTCGCCATCGAAGTTCAGTTTCTCTTTCCCTAACTGTGAAAAATCCTGGCATGGTGTTCCACCAATAAGTAAATCAATATCTTCCCACTGTATATCCCATTTATTCCAGTTCCTAATATCCCCTAATTCAATTATATCGGGATAATTATCCAGTGCAACTTTGATAGACGGTTCGTTTATTTCGCTTGCGTAATACTTGTCTACCTTTATGCCTGCTCTTTCCAGTGCAATACGTCCGCAAGCTATCCCGTCACATAAACTCAATACGTTCATAGATATGTTTTTTTTTAATTTTCAGCAAATATACGACATAAAACCGTATGCAACCAATACGTTTAACTATTTTTTAATTATCTTTGCGATAATAGATAAAATTCATAATATGCAGTTTTCCATAGTACCAAAAATAGATGCCGAGATTATGTTTTCGGAAGATGATCTGTCCGTTTTCAGACAATCGACAGACGGTCTGTATTATATGATCCATACCGAGAAGGTCATGGAAGTGATGCCTATGACGTTGCCGGATGACGAAACGGAACACCCTTTCCCTTACGACACATACGACACGGGCACAAGAGAGTTTGAGAAGCTGCTTTTATCTGATGAGTGGGCTAAAACAGACGTGATATGAGAAAGATAGGTTTTTTTAACATAGGAAGGCTTGGACTTGTAAAATCGGCAGGTACAGGAAAAACCGATATAAACAAGGTGATAGAAAAATGGATACCAAAACACATGGTGTTCTGGTACGATATGTCAAAGCCTGTGGATACATATATTCCTAGCGTTACCTATGCAAATCCTTTTGTTAATGATGGTGGAAAATTAACTTATGATAATGCTATAAATAAGTGTATAATAACCCATACACCTACAAATAACAATAATATTGCATTTTGGCAAATAATTGTAAAACCGTTACAATATGTAGAATCTTATAAAATACGTGTAACAGGATTGCCAACAGGTTTCACCATTAAAGGAAGGCTTGGATATGATATTCAGATAACATCTGATGGAGAATATGACATACCTGAATACAGGAACAGTAGCACAACAAGCTCATCTTATCCTGGATTTTATTTGGCAGGCGATAATGTGAATGATGTGGATTGTAATATTGTGGTAGAAGAAATACCTACAAAACAATCCGTTCCCACAAACGAGATACTAAAAGCCAATCCATACCTGCAAGACCATAGCGGAAACAACAGGCCGCTGAAACTTAACAATTTCCTGTTCGCTGCAATGAGCGGTGTGGGTGGGTATGACATTTCTAGCACCAATATTCTACCCGATAGAGCAAATGCTACTGTTACGGATAACAGGGTTATACATATTACTAAGAAACTATCCACCACAGATAACATGGTAAACATAGTTCCGTCAAATTCCAATCCTACACATAGATTTAAGGTTACAGGACTTTCTGATGGTAGGCAGGTTAGTTTGGTAAACAGAAATGGCGGATTTTATACTTTTGACAACGGGGAACATGAAGTTACATTGACTTATCCCGAAGGAACCACTTCATTGTATAACGCCATAGGAGTTACAGGGGATATAGGAGATATGGACGTAACAATAGAGTTCCTGCCTAAATATCCCAACGCCCTAGTGACAGACGGAGTGGATGATTACGGTGTTGTGGAGAACTTGCAGCAGGGCGTTAAGGTGTTGTTTGTAACTATCAATCCGTTTGTTGATGGAAAGTTTATCTATGACCAAAGACTGAATACTACTGAACCTTGGCTGTTTGCCGTATTCAATGACAAAGGTAGTATTGCTTATAATAGTAGGAACTCAAACGGCAAGACCTATATTGATGGAACACTGAATGAATCTACAATAGTTTCCGCTTTATTAAACAAAAAGCAAATAATCACCATAGTAAACAATGATGTGACAGGTGATAAAACTAAAACTCCTGTATTCTTTAGCAATACTGACCATGATAGCGGATGGATTAGTTCAGCTTTCTACAACTCCTTCGGGTTCGATTCCGTCCCCACCAAACAGAATGACGGATTCACCGAGCAGGATTTGATTGACTACTATATACCGAAGGCTATCGTAACGATAACGGTGGTGGACGTATCAGGCTCACCCATACAGGATGCAACGGTCACGGTGGAAGGTATACAGTACAAAACATTGTCTGACGGTACGGTAAAAGTACGGGGTATGGCAAATAGCACAATGTCGCTGTCTGTAAAGAAAGACGGGTATATGCCGTTTTCTGACAACTCGTGGAAGTTTGCCGATTCAAGGATAACGCTAGAGGTGCTTAGGAATACCGTAATTACCGAAAATGGATACAGCATATTGCTTGAAAACGATGGTTTAATATTAACGGAATAATATAATGGAAGATAATCTTAAAATTTCACAGATGCCTCCCGTTGAAACCGCTACGGGAGAAGAGATGATACCATGTGTGACGGGAAGCCCTAAACAGAACAAATCCGTCACGGTGTCCAAGATAAGACAGGGTATGGTAAAGGACGAAAGCTATGTGCATACCGACAACAACTTTACTACCCAGTTAAAAACCAAACTTGACGGGATACAGGAAGGCGCACAGAAGAATACTGTCATAGGCGTGAAAGGTAATGCCGAACAGTCTTACAGGACGGGTAATGTAAATATAACGAAAGACAATATAGGTCTGTCAAAGGTGGACAATACGTCCGATGCGGAAAAGCCCGTATCCACCGCGCAGAAAGCAGCCATAGACAAGAAGGTAGACAAGGTGGACGGCAAGGCGTTATCCACAAACGACTTTACCAATGACTACAAAACCCTTCTCGAACAGATAAAGATGCAGCAGGGGAACATATATGGAGTGGAGATGAGAAGAGGGCAGGCAGACCCAGCCTTTCAGACATGGATAGGAAAGGAAGAGTTCAAGACATCACATCCTATCCTCAACTCTTTCCGTGCGGCAAAGGTAAAGGACGGTAAGGTAGTAGGATTCCTTGACCAGACCAATTTCTTCAAAATGGCTGACGGTAGCCCGTCAAATATTGTTATTGACGGAACTGATGTAACAGATGACGGAAGTGACATCATGCTTGTAAACACCAAGCCTTTCTGGATAATCAACGGAGGAACGGATGATACATACGAAAGAAGGCTCGTCAGTGACGCTCCGTTTACATACGGTGGCGATACGGCCATAGAGATAAAACCGTTCGGAATGAGTATCGGTTACTCCACGATAAAGGATGGGAAGCAGAGATCTATTTTTGACAACACGGTAAAAGGAACAACATCAGCAGGAAATCTAGGCGTGAACATAATGGAAGGAAATGGATGGCCTACGACAAACGTGTCACGTTTTGATTACGAGAAATACGCTAGGGCAAAGAACCAGGACATCACAAAGAACTATCCTTACGCCAATGCGTTCGCCCTTGACCTTGAAGTATGGTGCACGCTTCTGTTCATTAAGTTCAGAACAAAAGACCTGCACGCACAGTCTGTTTGCGGAAAAGGAATATCATCCAACGATTCAGCCCCCGATGCGTCAAGCTGGGGGAAAATGACAGGCGTCAGATTCAAGAAGGCGGACGGTCAGACCTATGTGTATTACAATATGAACGGGCAAGGATTTAAAGCGTCCGAAACAGGAACGACTTACAATTTCTCCCAACTCATAAACAATTACCATCCTTGCATGAAGATGTTTGAAGCACAGCTTGCCATGTCATACGCAAAAGAACACAGTGTTGCGCCTGATACCGAGTTTGTATATGAAAATACAAAATACAAATATTATAATTTTCAAGGTCATAACGGATTGGCTGACGGGGAAATGTCAGGTATCGTAGCCAAGTTTGTCAATGCAACTGTAACTAGCGGATGGAGTATTCCTGACAATGCGGCAGTTACAAACCGTGAAATAGAGATATGCTTCACACAGCCTATCATTCGCGGACGTATTGCCGGGTGGGGAGATATATGGATGTGGTACAGTGGGATAGATTGTGTCATGCACGATTCTACATCCATAGACATCTATCAGACCTATGACGTGAACAATCTGACTACGGACAATGTAGCCACAGAAAAGAATCCTGGGGAATCTTACGGTTTTGAGAATACATATGAATTTGTCGGTTCTATGGCTAGAGGTGAAGGATATATAACGAAGAACTTTAAGAACTCTCTTATTGGAGAGGTCAAGGGAAGCAATCTTCACACGGGGGAATGCCATTACAACTGGTTTATGGGAAATGCAGGTTCGGGTAAGATTGGAAGGTGTGGTGTTTACTTTGGTGGGTCGAACGGCGACTCTTGTTCTCTGCGGCTTGGTTGTGCGTACTATGCCCCTGAAACTGCGGACACGAGCATCGGTGGCGGCTTTCGTTGTTCAATAACCCAAGCCTAATTTTTCACAAAGTGAAAAATCCCATTCCCAAAACTTGCAAAATATATTAATTATGTTTAAGTTTGCATAATAAAAATCTAACCAAATGCGTCAGCAAAGTGAAATAAGTCTGTCAAAGGCGGTTAGTTGAAAAAAGGCGGTCTGTAGAATGGTGGTGTTTACTTTGGTGGTAAGTCGAACAACGACAATTGTTCTCTGCGGAATGGTTATGCGAACAATGCCCCTGAAACTGCGAACACGAACATCGGTGGCAGCTAACGTGCTAAAAAAATTACTGCTATACAGAAGCCTCGTCAGGAAGATGAAAAATGTCAAGACAACCCATTGTTTGAGGATGGGAACTTATTAGTACATTTACAGTTGTAGGTATATGGAAAGTTAGTTATCTTTGGCTCAACGGACAAAGAAAAGCACGTAAGATGAAAAGATTGAATAATATTTTTGAAACGATAGGCAGTGTAGATAATATTATCTCTGCTGCTGAAAAGGCAAAGAAAGGAAAGAGGAATCACAGGGGTGTGAGGGATTATGAGAAACATAAGGATGAATATCATCAGAATGTTTATCAGATGCTCAAAGACAAATCATACCATGTAAGCAAGTATGAGGTGATAGAAAAAGTGACTGATGCAGGAAAGGTAAGGGAGATACACAAACTCCCGTTTTACCCGGACAGGATTATCCAGCACAGCCTTTTGATACCCATGATGGACAGATGGACGAAAAGCCTTACACTTGATTCATATAACTGTCTGCCTAAAAGGGGAATTACAAGTAAGGTAAAAAAGCATTCCCTTGTGAGAAAGATGAAACGGACATTACTTGAAATGGACAAAAACGGAAAAATATACGTTTTGAAAATGGATATTAAGAAGTTTTATCCGTCCGTAAGGCACAGTGTTTATAAGAAGGCATACAGCAAAGATTTGAAAGACAGGGATGCGTTATGGCTTATGAATACGCTTAATTATAGCAATAAAGGTCTGGCTATTGGCAATCCTGACGCTCAGATAGGAAGCCATTTGGTATTAAGGTCTTTGGACCATGTTGTGAAGGAGCAGTTCAAAGTAAAACATTATTTCAGATTTGCCGATGATATGGTGATATTATCCCATGATAAGAAACAGTTGCATGAATGGCTGTGGAGGATAAGAAATTACCTGTGGTATGAAAAGAAACTAGAGATGAAGAAAAATTACAGGATATTCCCCGTTTCAGAAGGAATAGATTTCGGTGGATTCGTCTTTACTCCCGGTCATACCAAAATAAGAAAGAGAATAAAGAAAAACTTTGCGTCAAAACGTAATAACCCAAAATCAATTACGAGTTATATGGGTATGTTGATGCACTGTGATTCTAAAAACTTAATTAATAAAGTTTTAGTTAATAATAATAGCCACATGACAAAGATTAGTGACTTAAATATAAGAGTGTCAAGGAAGTTTGACGGAAAGGATGTAAAGATAGACAAACTTGTCGATGAGCATATAGACATTCTTGATTTTGATGTAAGACCATCTACAAAGAAGGACAATAGTACATGGGTAAGAATGCAGATACTGTTCAAAGGAGAAAAATGCTTTGTGAAAGGCGGATACGAAACATTAGGAGCATTCCTTTCCCAAGTAGACAAAAGTCTTTTACCTTTGGAAGATGTTGTCATAAAATTCAATAGGGGTTATTATTTTGATGGAACATTAGATATTTAAACTATGGAAAGAGGTTTGATTTTTGACGAGAAGCCTGCCTTTATCTTTGATTTAGGCACTGGATATAGCAATGTTCATTTAAACATTGAACAAGTTGACGAACCCGAAACGGACGATATGGGAAATATTGTACAGGAAAAGTTCGTCAAAAAGTGGAAAGCCGATGTACAGCGTGTAAAGAACCCTGTATCATACGACAAAACGGTAGATGCCGCCATAAAAGATGAATTTCCCAACGGAGAAGAAGAGGCCGCTCTTAGAAAGGGTATTTTAAACAAACTTGATGCAGATTATGTAAAGCTGAACGAGTTTGCCGAAAGTGTTAAACAATCTTACTTAAAAGGATATGGAGAGCAATGACAAACAACAGATAGGTGGATATTTCTCCACCAAAAACGCTTCTAAGGATGAAGCGTTAAAAGGTATAGTAGCTGCAAGAATATCAGCATCCGAAGATGTAACCGACAAGGAATACATAGCATTGTCAAACCTTATAAGGGTAGCCACATCGGATGGATGCCGTATCTCATTGGTACAGGAAACGAAAAGCAGATCAAGCAGAATATCACCAACAGGAATGCTTCTCCCGGCAGGAACGGTGGAATATTTTTCAGTCACACCGGGAAGCAAGGTAAGTGTTACGGGAACAGCAAACATATCATCTATTGAGTAGGACATGGGAATGAATTACAGCACGATATTAGCCTCTTTACTTGACGGAATATCTCTAGCATTGAAAAGCGGAAACTTGAATGTTGATGCGGAACAGTTCAATTTCCTTACTGACGCAATAAACAGATCAACTATCATACCGTCTTATTTTGATAGAGAAAATGCCATAAAATATCTCGATGTAAGCGATACCGAGTTTGCAAGGCTTACATACAAAGGTACTAAATTTCATCCCGTACAACCGTTATTATCTCCCGTGAGAGTACAAGGAATGACAAAACCCGTTTATTTGAAAGAAACATTGGATGCTCTTAAAAAGAACGGGCTTATACGTCCAAAGAAGTCAAGGGGTAAATACAAGACTAAAAACTAGACAACCTCATATGCGTACATTGTAACACAATCATCTTTATTCTCCATATTAACCGCTTGGAAAATGTTTTCTTCATTATCCAAAGCGGTTATTTTATATGTTCCGTTCATCAGATCAACAGTGTCACCTAATTTTATATAAGCGTACTTGTTTCCACTAGGTATTAAATACGTAATCTTTATTGGATTATTATTCCATTTTTTTAATTCTTTCATCTTCAATTCCTCTATTTTAAAATTATTGCGCTAATATACGAATAGGAAAAGCAACATACAAGAAAATAACTTATTTTAACAAGTTTAAACTATCTGAAACACAATAAGTTATACTACGAAATTTTTATTTTTGTTTAGACCACCCATGTTGTAAATTTACTTTCGTAAAGATGAGTGCACAGTCTTTACGGGAGTTATAATACACACACATTAAATTACAATATTATGGGTTCAGACAAAATTTTTATGTTCGACAATCCTGCCGCTGGAGAAAGCGCAGGTATTATGTCAATGATTCCTGCACTGTTGCAGAATAAAGGATTAGACCCCAATCTTGTAGCTGCCTTGATGAATGGTAACAAAAATCAAGACGCTTGGGGTGGTGCTGGTTGTTATTGGATCTGGATTATCCTGCTCTTCTTCCTGTGGGGTGGTAACGGATTCGGTAACGGGTTTGGCAATGGAGCAAACGGAATCCCTGCTCAATTGAACAATGAAGCAGGACGTGAATTGTTGATGAACGCTATTCAAGGAAACGGAACAGCTATCAATCAGTTGGCTAGTTCTTTGAACTGCTCTACTCAACAGTTGCAGAATGCTATCTGCCAAATTCAAGGACAGATTCAGCAAGTTGGTAACCAAGTAGGTCTTTCCTCTCAACAGATCATCAACTCAATTCAGTCCAATAGTGCAGCTATCGGTTCTCAGCTTGCTTCTTGCTGCTGCGATATCCGTACAGCTATTGAACGTCAAGGATGTGATAGCCGTTTGGCTACTGTAGAGCAGACCAATACTTTGACAAGCAATGCAAACACTCAGTTTAACATTCTTGGCGCAAAGATAGACGCTCAAACTCAAATCATCCAAAGTGGATTCTGCGAGTTAGAAAAGAGAGAAATGCAACGTGAAATTCAGCAGTTACGTCAGGAAAACAGCAATTTGGCTCTGGCTGCTTCTCAACAGGCCCAGACTGCAAATATAGTTGGCCAACTTAAGGCTCCGTGCCCGGTTCCATCCTATATAGTGCCTAATCCAAATTGCGGTTGTGGATATGGTTATCCGTTCATGGCTGGTTTTGGTGCAGGTTATGCTGCTGGTGACAACTGTGGTTGCAATTGCTAAAGTGTAGTTAAGAGTTCTTTGACTTATTGAATTGGGCTTCGTAATCGGATAAGTACATCCATTGGAAATTTTTATGGCTTTTAAGTTTTCCTCTACAACAAGCGCTGACAGATCCTTGTGTATATCCATTTCGCTTTGTTTCCATTGTGGAAGGATATTTTGCAATAATAAGTCCGTCTTTTAGTTGAACAACAGGTTTACTTTTTCTAGTATTTAATTTCCCCTTTTTAGATGCAGAAAGTCTTTCCCTTGTAATAGGGTTATTCATATTAATGATGTTATCACACCATCGCAAATTGGATACATTGTTATTTAATGGATTCGCATCTATATGGTCTATTGAAGGATAATTATTTGGATTAGGAATAAAGGCAGTGGCTACAAGACGATGAGCTGTTATAGCCTTTCTTTCTCTATGGTTTTTATATAAGTGATATTCAAACCTTTTATAATTTTGACTGTCATTGATTATATTAGGTTTCTTAATAGAAAAAGGAACGATTCTAAATGATTTCCCATTTGAAACTTTTCTCTCTAGTGAAATCACTCTTCCAAAAGAAGATACCATATATAATCCTTCATATCCGATTACGTCTTTCCAAATTTCTCCTTCCAAGGAGATGCTCTTAATAAATTCTTCGTTTGTCATTGCTAACTAGTTTTAGTGATGCTAACATAGAAAAAAGAGGGAAGGGCGTTAGCGAACCCTTTTCAATAGGCTGATCACTCCTATCTATCCCGATGCAAAAACACTAAAATTATAAAGAAAGGGAAAAGTTATGAGTTATTTTTTTAATCCTTATATGATGGGATATAATGCTAACCGTTTCAGAGGGGTACATAGACTTGACTTTGGAGGAATACCGTTTGTTAGGACATCTTCTGTAACGACAGATACGACAAATTCAGAGGTTATCTATGGTATTAACCCGTGTCTGTTCAGACGATTGCCAAATCAAGGTATTTTGCTTTTAAGCGTAAATCATGTTCCTGCTGCTGGGTCTGATGCGTATCTTGTTTCTGTAGCTACTACATTGACAAATACCACATCAACATCCACAAGCAAGGTTCCTTTGGTGAACGGTTCTGGGGATCAGATTCCGTCTAGTGAAATTTCACAGGGAAATAAATACTTTGTCTATTACGACAAATGTAATGGGATATTTCAAGTAGTTAATCATATCGTTTCACCTGCTACTGCCGCACAGGCTAGAAGCACTGTAAAATGATATTAAAAAGTTAGAATAAGTATGTTTCAATCAATACGACAAGGACAGCAGTTTTTCATATTGCATAAAGGGGAAAACCCAAGATGTGATGTGGGCACTGTGGTAAGTGTTTCAAATCCTGTTCCTAAATATCAGAACGGATATACAGCATATCCTCTTCCGCAAAATGAAATGGTTGTGGATGTGAAAGTTAAGGTTGGAGATGATACTCTTGATTTTCAAAAGTTGCCAGCCAATCTTAGTATAGCAGACTTTTCCCAAGTAGGCGGAAATGTGGTTGTATCGGAAAGCAAGGATGCCATCAATGCAGAGATAGAAGCAATGAAAATAAGTAGTGTAAGGGTTGTGGAATCTGTGGAATACCATCAGAAAGTAATCAAAAGCTGCGATGAGATGCTTACAGCGTTGAATCCTGCATTTGCCGAAAAGGCACAGCAGGACAAGGAGATGAAGGAACTTAAAGGTGAATTGTCACAGATAAAGGATATACTTGCACAACTTGCTGCTTCTGGTATCAAATTGCCTGACGTGCAACATACAAACAATAATAATAACAACAATAAAAAATAAACACTATGGGTTGGAAAGTATATGGAATGGGCCGTAGCTTTGAAGGTGAAGATATGGACCGGGAATTAGAAAAAGCGTATAAAGAAGGTTATCGTGACGCTATGGAGGAAATGGATGGACGTTACGGTGAGCGTGGAATGCGTAGAAGAATGGACGATGATGGGCGTATTTGGGATGATGATGATGAGTACGGAGAAAGACGCGGAGTCAAAGGTACTGGTCCTTACGCCAGACGTAGACGCTAATTAAATTGGTTTAAGCCCGTAGTGGTTTGCTACGGGCTATCTTTTTAAAAACAAAAGCTATGGAAAGAACGAGATTAGATGTATATGAGAAACTTCCTTCGGGAATGGAAAAATATCTTGCAGAACACGGATGGAACTTCTCTAAGAAATTATGTGAATATGCCGTTTCCAAAATGAAAGACAGGAACGGAAACAAAATACACCCGTATGACAAGGATCAAGTGGAAACATTAATGAAGCAATTCAATGTTGAGTTGAAGAATGATGTGGAATACAACAAGGTTTATGTATTGAATATGGTACGTGCCGACTATATGGGTTCATCCATAGTCAATGAGCAATATGCCTGTATGTTTGTAAAAGACTATCTTGACGATGTTGACGGAAGCCCTACCCGTGCTCTTGACGAGTATTACGCAAAGTGTATAGCCTGTGGAACACCTTTCTCTTGGGAGGATTATATCTGATTGTTATGGTACGCCAAAGACTATACATTGAGGAATATGATTGGACGGTTGATGTATTCTATTCTGTGGATAAATACTCCTATTTAAGAGCGATATACAGACTGGAATATATTGGCTGTCCTTTTCATTTGCTGAACAGGATAACGGATAAGATAAAGACTGAAAAATACAATTACGGTGTAACGTATTCAAACAATAAGTGCACTGTAATTATTATCAGTCACAGTACGTCTGATGAAGAATTTATGAATACACTGGAGCATGAAAAACAGCACATGATTGGTCATATAATTGATCATTATGGCATAAAGCCTTCATCAGAAGAAGCCGGATACCTTGCAGGATATGTAGGTGCTTTATTTACAAAACCTATAAAAGACGAGATTTGCGATTGTTGTAAGAAAAAACTAAAATAAATCATTATGAAAAAGATTTTTATGGCTATGATTAGCGGAAAAAGCAAAGAAGAAGTATATGATATGCTTAACGATTCAGAAAAGGAAATCCTGTTCGGTATTGCTCAAAGCATGGGAATGACACGGGTGGAAAGAAGAAAAATGAAAAGAAAATACGAAAAGAGAAGATAGGCTAACTGCCTATCCTCTCTATTATTAGTTAAAACTTTTGTATAACTCAAGATTGTTGAAAACATAACACTCTTTATCCTTGATTTGAGGATACATATAAGAGGGAATATTCGCTATCTTACGGGAATTACCCCAATATGATATTCGTTCGTCTATATCAAACAGAAGTTCCGGTGTATCATAGAAAAGATTTAGCTCCCCTTCCTTCTTTACATCTTCATCCCATTTGCCTTCGTCACGGGCGATATATAGTTTAAAATTATTCATATTTCATGTTAAAATAATGGTCAAGTCTACTCCTGTATTCAGGAAATTCGTCATACATGAATTTTAATGTTCTCATAGACATACATTCTTTCTGTACTCCCTTTTGGTTTAACTCGCAAAATTGCCTAAATGACATTTTCTTATAGAAACTGGGTTGGTTTACCCATCTTGCAATCTGCACATATATGTTTGACATGGGATGAAGAGCGTAATCCTTGTATCTCATGACATATCCAAGACATTTGTATCTCATAAGTATCTCTATCCTTTCAAACAGTTCAAGAATGTCTTTTATAAGCAACTCTCTGCTTGTACCGATTCCAAATCCGCAAAACAGATAAAGTTTGGTTGACTTGTCTGTAATGTTTCTCCATAAATCAAGTTTTCTTGAAATAACATCCTTGTCCTTTATATTGTCAAATGCAAATGTATAGTCACCGTAATATTTGCTCTTGGATAACATGGAAGCCCTGTTAGGAGTAAGAAGTCTTATGTCAAGACCCTGTTTGAACTGAAACTGTTTCCCGGTTGCTTGCAACTCTGTAAGGTCATCCTCCCATCCTGCATATCCAAGGAAATTATCATCAAGAAGTGATATTACCTTTCTGTCGCTGTCTAGGAAATCGGACAACTCCGAATATTTGAATACCTTGCTTTCGTTTCTGTTTACGCAAAACGGGCATTTTCTGAAACACCCCCTTGTAAGGAATCCTATGGAAAAATCGGTATAGGACGAATGATACGCCTTCAATTTACCTTTTCGCTTTATCGTTTCAATAAAGGAATCATATATATGATAATCGGGCATCTGTGTTCCCCATAACAAACCGTTAAACAGTTTTGTATTAGGAAGATCGTGCAAATCCTCATATCTTATATCATTGAAGCTGTTATCATGAGCATTTCCCATATACCATCCCGTTCCCCCCATACATCACACTTCCCTTATATCCATGTATGAAACTTGGTTCGTTTGTGGATGTAAACACCTTTGATACGGTAATAATATCATAGGAATCAATATTGTTTCCATCCATCAATAATTCCGTATGAATACCTTTTGATTTAAGGAACGCGGACATTTTCATTATGGCAAGATTGGGGAATGTGGTTCCGTTATCTAATAAATCCGCATCAATCAATCCTACTTTCATATAAGTTTTCTTTTTATAAGAGTGTTTTCTACTTCCATCCAATCAACAAATGGTCTATTTGATAGGTTCACGTTATATTTTAACGGACATCCTAATGCCGCATCATCAATGTATATGTGACAATAAGGTTTGGGCGATAGTGTCCATGTATGCTGTTCAGGATTCTCGTTTATACCGAACAAGGGAATGTTGTTGTCCATAAACCATTGTACGGCTTCCGACAAATACTTTCCTCCCTGTTTGTGTATGTTGTAATCATCGGAAGTAACATCATCAATATCACTTCTCATGGTAAACAGGATAAGTTTGTGTCCGTTATCAACCAATTTTCTCAATACAGGCACGGCACCTATGTCCTTGCCGATTTTAGGAAATTCGTGTGTCACGACTGTTCCGTCAAAGTCAATTCCTATAATAGCCATAATTTTATGTTCATATCTTATTTGATTTACTCTAATTCAATTATAGCCTTCTGTGAGCTACTCACGCCTAAAGGCATGAGCTTCTTCCTGCTTCTTCCTGCCATTGCTTTTTAGGACAGTCCACAGGCTTAACTTTCCCACGCTCCGTGGGTAGGGATTTTAAGCCAAAAGAATGTATGAACAAAAGCGGGAATTCTCGCTTAATTCTTAAATTCTAATTGCTCTATCAGCCAATTGTTAATCAACTTCCACTAACTCACCGTTTTCCAGTCTATACCATGTATCAGCCTTGACAACCTCACCATCAACTACTACAGCCTTCCAATCAACAATATCATACGTATCATCCCTTTCCTCAGCTATGACCAAAATTGCACCTATTCCGCCTTTTACTTTAACATTGCTACCTCTTGCAACTGACAAACCATTAGATCCTGTTGAAGCCTTTCCTCTTGCCGTGGCAGCACCTCTATCACCAGCCGTGGCAGCACCACTATCACCAGCCGTGGCAGCACCACTATAACCAGCCGTGGCAGCACCATAATCACCAGCCGTGGCAGCACCATAATTACCAGCCGTGGCAGCACCATAATCACCAGCCGTGGCAGCACCTCTATCACCAGCCGTGGCAGGTTTTCCCGGTTTCGCATTACACTCGTTAGTACACCGTTCCTTGACATAAGATACAGCTGCTTTCACAAGCCCCCTTATATCAAGCTCAGCACCTATTCTAATTTTTGAAGAACAAACCTTGTCACTTTCTGAATCGTCTATTTTACCACTCTGCTCAACCTCACAAAACCTTGACCAGGCTGGCGTATAGTGACTAAAAACATCTAGAGGGTAAGGACATGCATGAAAACCTTTTTCACATGCCTTTATGTCGCCTGTTTCTTCATACTCCTTACCTACCTCATACTTAAATCCTCTACAAGATAAATCTTTATCAAATCCTTTGTAAGCCTTTATTTTTTTGTCCCATAATATTGTTTATTTTTCGTTATTTTAATATTTCGATAATTCCGCGCCTCGCGCATTCTTCGAGTAAATTCATATCCTCCTTTTTTATAAGAGCACCTGTATTACGATTCACGCTCACATAAGGCTCAAACCCAAGTCGTTTTGAATTAATTCCGTTTTAGCTTTATAAATTTACTTGCGTTCGCTTTTCAATTAATATACTTTTTCTTGTATCTATCAACCGCAAATACTTGCAATTAATAGAACCTTTGTTCACTTTAGTTCCGTCCAATTTCCTAATATCAAAGGAGCCATTACTACCCCACAGAATTGTTTAATCACTGACCTTAGAGCAAGGAGCTTGAGCAAACACCCCTTGGTAACTATATATTCTCTCCTAACGATTAGTCTAATCAACTTGGGCTTTCAGCCTAATGGGTAGTTGACCAGTTAAAATATTTTTAGTTTTATTTGATACGCTTGCAGTAATATATCTGTTCGTGGTTCTTATATCAGAATGACCAGCCATAGATTTTAGCTCTGCTTCTGGTATTCCCATATTAGCCCATCTGGTAATAGCTGTTCTACGTCCTGTATGTGTTTTTATAAACTGGTACTTCGGACCTTTCATAAGTACATTTGCCCGTCTTACAAATACTTGCTTGTTTATACCTGCTCTACATCCAAGGGTTGGTAGAACTTCGTTCATAGTAGTCTTTAAGGAAGATTCTATGTTGTATTTATCGAACGATCTAACCTCTTTTATCATTTCTATAATCTTGGAAGGTACGGGAACCTCAACGTTCTTACCTGTCTTTTTTGATATATACGAAATAACATTTCCTTCCATCATAGAATCTTTCAATCTGAAAATATCGGAATATCTCATGGCAGTATAGCATTGAATCAGAAATAATTTCTTTACAATTTTTTCTGTAACGTTAAACGGCTCGACATTCCAGAATAATTCTATTTCTTCATCCGTAAGAGATATATTTGAAGGAGATTTTACGTTCAGTGAGATAATATAATCATTGATATATTTGCTCATCTCTTTTGATTCGGACAATATTCTTTTAAGCATTAAAAGATATGCCTTTTGGGATGATTCGCTTATCTTTCTCTTTGATTTTATAACATTGATCATATCATCTATCATGTCACGATTGACAGGCTTTTCAACGGACGGAACTTCCTTGAACGTAGGAATGGCATCATTAAAATCATACTCGTCATAAAGCTGATTGGTAAGATATGGCATTATATGTTTGGATAATGCTTCAAATCTTACCTTTCCGCTTCTTGTCTTTGTATTATTCAACTTTTCTATCAATACGCCTACGGTCATAATTGAAGGGCTATATTCGTTCTGAATTGTTTCAAGTCTGTTTTTTAAATCCTCAATCAACCTGTTCTGTGATTCTATCGTCTTGTTTAACCTATCTATTGTTTCAGCGAGAATCTGAATTGTTCTTTCTTCGTTTTCCATGAGTTATATATTTTTGTTGCAAAAATAATAAAACGGTATATTCGATAGGTTAAACAATAGTTACCAACTCTTAAAAATGTTTACTACGACCATTAATTTATAATTACCCTCTTCATTAATGATACATATAGGAGCATTATTCTCAGGATTGGTATATGCCAATGTGACATAATCCCCAGGGAACACTTTCAATGCGTTAATCATCTTTTCAATATTCAGATTGCAATCCAAACGCCCTTGACAATATCCTTCAATTCCGACATTTTCCGATATTTTATACCCTGCATCATTTGTGTATGTTATATCCATTTTATTATCTCCCTCCCTGCAAACAAAATGTGATATATTATACACATCTGACATTACCTTTATTCTTGAAAGGGAATCTATCAAGTCGCTAGTTCTTGCTTTAATAAAGTAATTAAAGTTTGATTTTATATTGTTTACCAATGGTGTGTAGTTTACAAACTTAACCTCCATCAGCGTACAATTAAAGACAGAACCGAAATCCCCATAATATATAGACATCACCCTTTCATCATCAGATACAGAAACAGTTACATTTTCTTCTGACAACATCTCAAGAAAGGATAACGCTTCCTTTACCGAAGTAGGCATTACATTTATGCACAAGTCCTTTGATATATCCGGCTGACATTCTATAACATCTCTTACAAATACAATCTTATCGGACGAACATATATCAATGCAATTATTGGAACAAATAAAATTTATCCCCACTCCACTAAGGCTGGTCACAACGTCACTGATATCATTAAACCCAATGTTTCTTTTTAATGCTCTATACAGATCATTCCTGTTCAAGTTGACCCTTATCCCGGTACCACGCTTACCCATTTTAATATCAGGATAAGATTCTACATCTTCCGCAAAGAAAGACGCTTCACTGCCATTGTAAGAGAATATTATATCCTTATCATATATCTTTACCGTAACAATGGAATCCTTTACTGTTTTGAGCAGCTTTACAAGTCTTATTCCGTCTACTGCAAACTCCTGTCCGTCATTACAGTCTGAATCAACAACAGGAATGATCAAACGCATCTCATTAAGGTTATTGTATGAAGTAACCTCTATTGAATTTTCTGATGCTACATATTTAAAACGGAAACATTTCAATATCGTCAAGCCTGTATCGGAAAGGCAGGCTTTGGCTGAGTTTAACGTTGAATATAAAACTTTTCTATCAAAAACTATCTTATTCATAAATGTAAAATTCAAATGTATTCAATCCAAGAAAAATGTTCTCTTTTATCAAGATAATCCATATCGTTCTCGTTATTATAGGCTTCCTTCTCAAACGATATGTTTCTATACGCATTACCTTTTTGTGTAAGCCTGTAAAACCATTCCAAAAGATACAAAATGTAAAACGGAACATACAAAAGTTCTTTCATTTGTTTTGTATGAATCGCTTCGTGATTATAATCGCTTTCACGCATCGTACATCCTTTTCTTACGAAAAGAACTCCAAACAAATTTATACACTTATACCCTTTTAATGGAATAATTTTGTTATATATAACTTTCATTGAACAACTCTTTAATTATTTTTTCAAAACTTACTTTTGTAGTGCTGTTACGTAAACAGTAATCTTTAACCTGCAATGTATTCGACATTATAGGATGACCACGCTCAATAGCGTCAAGTATATTCCACAACATTTCCTTAGACCATACGAAATATCCTCTAAAGAAATATGTGGCCATCACATCAGCCTGTTCTATTATATGATTACGGTCATGGTTACTGTCAGGCATTTTAAGTTCTATGCCATATATCTTACCGTCATGTATATAAGCAAGGTCCGGCATACTTTTCTTTGCTCCTAGAGCACGAAATTCAGCCGACTTGTTACCACTTACAGCAGGATGGAGAAGTTCGGAAAAGAATGCTACAAGCAATCCCCTGCACCCTTTACCTTCCTTCTCGTTCCTGTAACTAACTACTATATCTTTCTGCATTTTCTTTTCTTCCGCAGACCGTTTTTCCTCAGCCATGATAAAAAAAATTGTATTTAGCAAAGGTATTACGAAATGGGATATGTGAGAAGAATAAAAGGTTAAAGTTTGTTATCAACCATCTCAAATCCTTCACACAAATCATGTCTACTGTTTCTTAATCATTGCTTTCCTAAATTTTTGTAATGATGTTCGTTTGTTCATTAATGCCGTTTAAATATTGTTTTATTTCTTTTTCTAACTTGTCCAATGTACTGTTTACCAATCCATCCCACTCTTTTTCATATACATGAATATTCCTTTTTACTGTAGAGTGAAAAGAGATTTGATTCCCTAAAGGAAGATCAAAATACACAATAAAAGAAACTCTTTTTCCCTTATCCTCTGAGCACCCAAAAGATAACTTACTTTCGTTATATATTTCGATAAGTTTGTCAATCAAATCTTCTTTCTTTGCATACATCTTTTCTGAGTAGGGAAATGGAGCGTCTTTAGCCTTTATGTTGTAATCTTGTATCTCCAATGCAACACGGTAAATTTTAGCCGTAAAATCTCCTTGTTTTATCTTTTTATTAAGCATTAATTTTACCTTTCTTGTACCTATGCCGCACATATTTTCACGTTTCAATTTTAGCATGGCTATCAATTTCCTGTTTTTCTCCAAGGCTTCTTCCTTTGCTTCCCTTTGTCTTTTACAATCTTCTATTACGGAAGTACAATCTTCTTTTATTCCGAAAACGTCCATTCCGCCAAAACAAAATGTTTCAATATCTAATATTGTATTCTTTTCCATTCCAAGAAAATCTATAAGCCTTTTGTCTATGCCAAAAATATTCGTGTAATGTCTAAGATGTGACACGCAAACAATATATTCCGGGTTATGGGAACATTCAATCTCATCAAACACTTCCCAAGGATTAAAGTTATTTTTCATAATGTTATTTTTTTGTTTCTTTGGATATAACCCCATATAAACTTGCTAGAATATCCACATTCTTTCATGGCTTTACGAAAATCAGATTCCGTATTTCTGATATACAACTGCCGTATCGCCCAGTAAGTATTGTATCCTTTAAATTCCGCATACTGGAAAAATTGCGTAGGTGTCATTTGCTCGAACTTTAAATCTCCTACCAGTTCTTGCAGTTCCGCGATTCTTATTTCCTTTTCGGTAGGATATACATATCCGCAGAAAGGGCATTCCGAAGCGGTTATGGCAATATATTTACCACACTGTTTACATTCTTTCACTCCTTGTATTCCTTCACATTTCCCCTTGTTATGCCATAAAGCCCATTTACGTTCTTTCTCAAACTTGCCTAGCCGTGATATGTTACCACCGAAGTCCAGGAGAAATGCTTCTGTCTTATTTGGGTGAAGCCGGATAGCCCTGCCAGTTGCCTGGATATAGAACTGAACGGATTGTGTAGCACGGTTTAATATGCAAACCTCTATACTTGTTTCATCGTATCCCGTAGACAATATGCCACTGTTGCATATAACGGTGAATTTATCGTCATGGAAATCCTTGATAAGCTGTTCCCTGTTTCCTGTAAGATGCTTGTATTTTTCATATAATGCCAACTCATCAGGTTTGTTCTTGTCTATGCCTGATATGAGGAATTTTGCAGGAATACCAGCTTCATTAAATTCAGCGCACATCCTTATCGTATTTGCCTGTGTGGCATCAAAACATATTGCCTTTTTCATCGGGCAGATACGCATATAGTTTTCAATCACCCCCTTGTACTGTACAGACTTGTTGAACACCGCCCCCATCTGCCTGCTATCGAAGTCACCTGTACGATAATCGGTATTAACCTTAGACAAGTCGGGCGCATCAACTGTAAACGTTCTCAACTTGGTTATATTTCCCCGGTCCATCATATCCTGTATCTGAGCGGTTTCTACAATCTCTTCATAGTTCATACCAAGCTGCCTTTGGTTCCCACTTCTCATCGGGGTTCCTGTAAGACCTACTACATACTTATCATCAAGCAAACCAGATTCAAAGAGATAATCCGCGTCAGACGAATGTGCTTCGTCTATCAGACATAGAGATACACTCTTAACCCATTCAGCCCATTCGGGTTTTTCGAGCCTTCTACGGAGAGTTTGAGCCATTGCGGATACTACTAGACCTTTGGGTATATTCCTGTGCTTAGGAGAGATATATTCAGCCTGTATGCCAACTCTTTCCAACGTTCCCCCTGTCTGTGTCATAAGTTCAGATCTGTGGGATACGATAAGCACCTTATTTCCCTTTTCGACAGCACCTTTAGCCATAAAACTCATTATGACCGTTTTGCCGTAACTTACACAGGCAGAGAATATGACGTGCTTATGATTAGTTAGGGCATTTCTCAGACGGGTTATCCCCACCTCCTGGTAATCCCTTAGCCTTATTTCGTTTGTACTCATCTTCTTGTATCATTCTTTCAAGTTCGTTTTTCAATGCAATCACAAAAGCCATACACTCTTCTCCTTCAAACTGCTTGACAAACTGCCTGGCGGCATCTTCGTAATCAGGAACACATTCCTTTTTGAAGTATTCCTCATTGTCTTGAAGAACCATCCAATCCTCGAAGTGATGGTTTGGTTTTTTCTTAAATATATGCAGCAAAATGACAGTATCACTATTTAGTTTGATCAACTTCCTGTCGTAGTTCTCAAATTCGTCAACGTTATTCATAAAACAATCTAAAATTTTTCCATCTATGCCCGTTTTTACCCTTGCAGAAAGAACTACATGAGCGTTGTGGCATACCTAAGGTAATTATATACGTTTATACACATACATATTGACGTTTCACCGTCCCGACTACTGCCGACCACTCCACGCCCCCAACCCCTTCTACCAAGGGTGATATTAGTCCGAACCGTTTGATGTTCACCGAAGCGAGAATGTCACGATCATTGTGCCTTCCGCATTTCGGGCAAACCCATTCACGGTCACTGAGTTTCAATTCACTATTAACGTATCCGCATATACACGTCTTGGAACTTGCTTCAAAACGTCCGATACGTATAAGGTTGCGTCCATACCATTCGCACTTGTATTCAAGCTGTCGGAAAAACTCGCTCCATGAAACGGATGATATGGATTTTGCAAGACGGTGGTTTTTCAACATACCCTTTACATTCAAATCCTCAATGATTATCGTTTGGTTTTCACGGACAATCTTTGATGTGACTTGATGTAGGAAATTGTTGCGTTGGTTGGAAACCTTCTCATACTGTCTTGCCAAGATTTTTCTTGCCCGTTCTCTTCGGTTGGAACCTTTCTTTGTCTTTGAGAATCTTCTTTGCAACACCTTTAGTCTTGCTTCCGATTTCTCAAGATATTTGGGATTGGCATACACATCACCGTTCGAACAAACTGCAAAATCCTTTATACCGACATCTATACCGATAGACGTATCATATCTGACAGCAGGCTTTACAGGTATTTCCTTTCCATCGTCAACAAGGACAGAAATGAAATATTTACCTGTTGGTGTCTTGCTTACCGTGGCAGAACATACTTTACCGTCAAACTTTCTGTTCGGAAAGAATTTAACCCATCCGATCTTTGGAAGTCTTACCTTGTTGTTGTCAAGGTCAACAGACACCGAATTTATAGCCTTGTATGACTGTCGGCTGTAATGCTTCGCCTTGAAATTTGGGAAGCCTGCCTTTTCACGGAAAAACTTCACGAACGCGCTGTCCATATTTCTTATGGATTGTTGTAGGCACTCGTTTGATACTTCCGAAAGCCATTCCTTCCCATCTTCCTTTTTAAGTTCTGTAAGCATCTTAGCCAGTTCAACCCATCCTATCTTCGTCTTGTCACGCTGATACGCTTCTATACGTTTACCGAGCATATAGTTATATACAAACCTACAACACCCGAAAGATTTGTTGAAGAAAACAATCTGCTCAGGAGTAGGATTAAGTCTATATTTATACGCTCGTTTCATATTGCAAATATAACTATAAATTAAATTATAGCATAGCTAATTTAGTTAAATTGTGTTTAATTTGTTATAAATGCCATACCTAATTTCCTCTCACAGTCACAACAGGCTTCAAAGCATAGGAATCTGTTCGTGCCATCCTCTATCGCAATGACAGCCCTTGTGTTGTTTCTATGACCGAGATAAGAACCGTTTTCCTTTCGTTTCTTTATGAGTTCCTTCATAATAACTCTTTTCTTTTCACGTTCCTCATCCGATACTTCCCTTCCTTTCTTGAATCCGTAATTATGACCTTTGACGAACCTTCCTTTTTCGTCACGGTAAGATATTGGATAATCTATCCATAATTCGCTAATTGCTGGCATTGAAATCTAACTTTAGTTTTACAATTTCATCACTCATGGCATGTACTCTTTTCAGCCATGCCATTTTCCATGCTTCTTTTCCTATACCATATATACGATATATATCATCTCCTGCATCATCAAATTTGATAGGAGTGCAGCTTGTTGACTTACATTTCGTTCCGTCCATAAGTTCAACATCACCTACACCTCCATTGAGCATGATAAAGTTGATATTGTTTTCTATGGCAAGATAGGGGATGATTATTTCATCCCCACGATTAGGTTTGTTGTGCTTGATCAATGTAGTCATAACAATTTAGACAATAAATCTTCAAACTTATCCTCATACCACAACGGTTGTGTTTCTTTAGGATTATTCGGGCTTACTTGGTTTTCCCCATAAGAAAGACCTTTTTCCGTGATTGATTTGAATCGTTTTTTCTTACCGTGTGAAGAATTTCGGCTCAATTCGCATAGGTATCCTTTTTCAATAGCTGCCTTGTTAAATGCCTGTGCGGAAATTTTAATTCCTTTTTCAGATAACAACTCAGAGGCAGACTTTAATATCCCTTTCGATGATGTATAATCTGGAAGAGATATATTTAATGGGTCAAGTATCTGTTTTGCGATAATCAACTTTGAATTATCATTTAAGTTCAAGAACTTTGCCGCCCATGTAGCTGCATTCATTTTATCCGATATGGTTGGTTGATTATCAATTGACTTATTCTCTATAATCTTATTAACGGTATGATGGAATACTTGTCGGTAAACCTCAAATACTGATCTTACTTTTCTTGCAATAAAAAATTCAAGACAAGGAACAGTAATATGATAATCAATTCTTCTTGAATAACCGATTCCATTTTGGCATTTTACTTTTTGGGTGATTGCCTGATAATCAACACTTTCAATAAACTTTTCTTTAAGTTCGTTTACTGCTTTATGCTTGTCTTGATAAACAAGCATCCATACATCATCAAAATTTACTGGAAATTCGTTATCTGATTGTGATAGCTTTAATATTTCATTGAAATACGCCTTAATTTCGCTTTCACTACTTTCTTTAGATAATGTTATATTTGTTGACATATTATTAACTTTTTGTGGTAACTCCGCAATTACCCGTTACGTATTTGAAACACCAACAAAGTCATTTATTTTTCTTATTGGGTATTTTTTTGCATCACGTTCGTTGAGTGAAAGATAAGCTAGAGCCATTTGTAACTTATCCTCCATCCTGTCTATATCGTCTTTATAATCGCATCTGTCAAGTTCCCAATACAAAAGCCTTGACGGATCATTAACCGGGCGTAAATCAAATGGATCATCATCAGATTTACCGTCATATACGATATAATACATTTTATCCACATCGGGATGGGAAAGGAAATGCGACATTAGCTGCCAATAGTATTCCTCTATCGCTTGTTCCTTTGTTGCTTCTCTCAAATATTCAATCTTACTTTCAGAAGTAAAGCATTTCACTTCGGCTATATAAGATAATTTACCATTGACATCAAATCCATATCCATCGGGAGAATCGCCGTATCCATCATATATATTATCGACAAAAACAATTTCGTCAAAATCATCCGCACAGGACATTAGTCTAGAGAACGTGTTATGGTTAAAACACTCGATAGCGTCTTTTTCATGATCCTTTCCCCACTCCATATCAGAAGTGGATATATGTCGGCATGGTTTGTTTAACCTTCTCTCCCTTGCAACCTGATAAAGATAAGATATAGCTGTATCCCCGAAAGGAACATCAACTGTCTTTCTCTTTACACCCTGTTTTTTTGCAATCTCTAGTTCGAAAGGTGTCATTTCCCTTCTCCCGGAAACCATAAGTTTTCCAATGGCGGAAGAGGTGATTTTACCACACCTCTTCATAAGCCATAATTTTTCTTTTTCTTCTGCTTCTATCATTTCTTGACTGCTTCGTTAAACAATTTCATAGCTTCCGCGTCCACATCATAGCTTGCCGTGATGTATCCAATGTCGCATTTCCCACTTTTCAACGCTTCCAATGCAGCCTTGAATTTATCAGAGTTTACTGTCATCTTCTCTTTCTGTGGTGGTGGCGGAACATCACGCCCTATACGCAATCCGTAAACCTTTCCTCCATCGCTTGGGTCACGTGTCAGTTCCTTGCATAATATAACACGGAAATCACGGATGGTTTCAGGATAATCAGTTTGAGCCAGCTTAGTAAGACGTTTGCGGTTCGTACTGTTCAATAGCATAGGTTTAGGAACAAGGTTTGTTTCTTTAAAGTAAGCAATCCATGATGGTTTCTTACTACCTTGCACCTTTGCATTTTCATCCCATACGATATGGGATATTGTAGCAATAATAGACTGACCGTTCGGGAGTATTTCTACTCCCACATAATCAGATTGGCTCCCTGTCCTCCAATGATGGAGAAGTTGGTTTTGTTGTTCGTTAGGCATAATTATTGGATATTACTTGTTGAAACTATAGTTGCACTCCCTGTCTTATCTACAATTACATTTTTATCACCTATAACAGCTTCCGTCTTGTTGCCACTAGGAAACTCTGGTAAAGATTTATTATCTTCCTCATATAGATAAACATTCATGATAGCTGTTTCGGTTACGGATGCAATCACGTAGTATGCCATTGTACCTTTCATTCCTTCGTCCAGTTTCTTTACAGCATCTCGAAGGTCGGAAGCCTGTACCAGTACAGTAGTGGAGGTCTTTTTCTCCGCTCCGCTCTTTTCGTCCAGCGTAATGAAGAACAGCTTGCACTTAAACCATCGGTCGGCTGCATCTTCCTCAGATGAGAATAGTTCGCTGTAGTTGGCGCGCTTGATGTTAGAAACCGTGAACTCTCCACTAATAAACGGTGTCATTTCAGATATAATACGTGCTTCTGCCTCAGTAAAGCTAAGCGCATCCACCAAAAATTGTTCCGTTACTTTCTTGTTTACACCATTTTCCATTATCTTTTCGTAACGGATTTTACATTCAAAAAAATTCATCATAATAATTAAAGTTTAAAAAATTATTTAAATCCCCATTCTGTCATGTAGTCAATGTTTTTAGGAAATCCCTCTACTGATTTAGGACTAAGGAATATTTTCTCACTTTCTAATTCCGATATTCCCCATTTGGTGGGTGGACACTTTTCATATTCTTCTTTAGAAACTTCACTTACACAAAAATGTGTCTGAAAGCCATATCCTTGTACACTTACTCCTAAATAACCGAATTTACGTAATGCCCACTCAAAAACAATATCTCTATAAAAGTAACGTTTGGAGAATACTGCTACATATATCTTATGTGTAAAATCCCCTGTTTCTGTCAAATCCGGATTACATCTGATACAGAAATATTTAATACGTGAAAGTATTTTTTCAACAAACCTTTCATGCTTTTCGCAATCTTCTTTCGTTAAGAACTCTGTTCCATCATTTGCAATGTAAACAGTCTTAGTAATTTCTTTTATTTCCATATTTTATTCATTACATAATTTCATAAAACACATCCATATCGTCTTACTTTGTCTACCAGTTGTATGTCCAAATAGAGGTTTGAAAGGAATAACAGACAAGACATCTGATGCTTTTATCTCGCTTTCATTCCATTTGAAGATAAGTGTACCATTCGGTTTTAATACCCTCATACACTCCTTGAAACCTTCATGAATAATACTTTTCCAATCATCAGGCAACTTGCCATATTTTTTTGCCATCCATGAATTTTCTCCAAGTGTTTTCAGGTGTGGTGGATCAAATACAACTTGATAGAAAGAATTATCTTCAAATGGTAAATTAGTAAAATCTGCGATAATATCAGGTTTTACCTCTATAGTCCTTATCTTATCCCTATCTTTGGCCGTAAGTGTTTCTGAACGTTTGTCAACAAATAACACATTAGGATTTTGTTTATCAAACCAAAACATACGACTACCACAACAAGCATCCAATATTAATTTATCGTTTTTCATTTTTCATTCATAATTATTTACTTACTGTTATTGATGTGTAGATCACATTTATGAGGGGCGTGACAGAATCGAACTGTCCTCCTCTACAATGCCGCGCGTCACATTAGTCACACCAGCCAAACGCCCCATTTTCGCCCACCCTATCTTTACAGACCGAGCAGGCGGGTTGAACAAAAAGTTCACTATTTTTCTGTTTCATCTTCAACTATAATTGAAAGCTGACCGCAAGCGGCTCCGTTCTCAATCTCTGACTTTGTTGCTATTGCTACTGCGTAGTCATAGCCCATTTTTTCAAGCTGTTCTTTAATCTCTTTCATGATTCTGTCAATTAAAATGTTTATACTAAATTAACTCCCTCGATAATTCCATTGCCGAGTTTGTTTTTCTCTGATATATTGTTTGGATTGATTGGGGACAACTTCACAAAGAAGTGCTTCTTATCAAAATACTTTTCCAGTTTATCCGCATCAAAGTCTGATTCATCTACCAATGTTAAGTTGATAGTGGTTTTCAAGTTACTTTCTGTTCTTATTTGCCCAAGTTCCTCAATAGACATTTTCTTCGGATAAGGAATAAGCCAGTCTCTCTTTTCTTCATCGAAACTATGCAAACTTATTTGCAATGTTATATTTCCCTTTACAAAAGAAAAATCACTACCTTTAATACCAATCGTAGAAACATAATGATGTGTATTCGGGTATATTTCAGTAATCCGCTCAATAGCTTCTTTTACGGCTTCTATGTTTAAGAAAGGTTCGCCCATACGAGTGTAGTTAATCTTAAATTCCTTTGAATCCTTCGGGCAGCATCCAGATTGCTTAATGGCAAATAAAACTTGGTCTACTATCTCGTCCGCAGTAAGATTGCGGTATTTCTTCATATTACCAGTAGCGCAGAACTTACAGCGTACAGGACAACCACTCATGGTTGAAACTCCAATCATCCACCTTTCCGAACGGTTTCCAAGATTTTCGTTATCCAAAAAGTTCTGCTTCCTTCCGATAGCGTCTTTTGTGTAGTACGGCAAGAATGTGTCAGTGGTTTCTACAAGCATTCCATCATCCAGCCGTAAGCAATACACGATACCATTCCCAAAACTCTTGTTTTTTACTATTTTCATAATCATTCAAAATTAAAGTTATCCTCACCGTCCGATTCTTCCTCTGGCATATCATTACCGAAATCCATCGGTATGAACCAATCTGAAATATAGTCTTGCATGATTTAATCCTCCTGTTCTTGCTTGAAATATTCGTACTTTATTTCCCCATTTATGATCATGTCCATAATTTCTTCATCGGAAGATGTGGCTATCTTCATCATAAACTCATCTTTCTTCACCTTTTCAATATCTTCATTTTCAGTATTCCCCACCTTTTCTGCCTTTTCAGACATATAAGACACAGCATCTTTAGCTATTTTCAAGGCATACCCTGAATCGTATAAAGACATCATGGATTGAATGTATATTCCGTTAATCCTGTCAAATATCTCCTGTTGTGGAAGGCTTAGAAACTTTGCCGTGTTCGCTCCCATCATCACCTTTATCTGCCAAGATGTTTTTATATTCACTACGTGAAGCCATCCATCTTTGATAGGGCTTTTAACTATATAAAAGTCACCTACAATATATCCTTCGTCTATTTCTTTCTTTTTCATAATCTATATTTTTCCAAAGCAAGAATCATTTTATGCTCTTCAAGGGCTGATTTTATGGTATCGTCAATTATCTTGTTGTGTGTTTTAGAATCTATTTCCAATTCTGAAACATTGCATCCATTGTCAATTTTGTTACGAATACTGAAATAATAATTTCTTATTTCCAGCACATTCTTGTGTATCTCTTCTCGTGTCATTTCCTAGGCAAAAATCTATTTTTAACAAATGATAAAAGCATCACGGATATTTCATCGGCATATCTTGCAAAATCATCCTGATATTTCTCGTCAACATTGTTATCCATCCATAGGATTTGATTCTTTGCCATAGTACCTACCTTTTCAAGCGTTTCAAACATCTGTAGGCTAGATCCGGGGAGTGTTTTCTTTAGCATTTCATTCAGCTCAATGGAAGATGAGTGAATAATATCAGCACAGAAAGCAATGGCGTTGACATACATCATCCAATCCATTTTCTCATCATCAGACATCTTCTTGATAATATCCATGCCCCTTACATATTTACCGTCAGGATAAGCCTTGATATATGCTTCCTGAAACTCCTTTATCTTGGCTGTTACGCGAGAGCATTCAACCATACGGCCTTTCTTGATAAGATCGTTCTGCTGCTTGCGCAACTCCTTCATCTTTTCCTCTCTCTCACACTCCTGTATTAACAAATGTCTTTCCATCTTCAATTATCTTCTATTATTTTTATAAGTTCTTTAAACTGGTCCGCAATTATCTCTAGTTTACCCTGTATCTTCTGATTAACATTCCCATCCTTATAAGCACTCTGGAATCCTTCATAACGTGAATCAATGCTAGAATAGCAGAATGAATCAGACGTGATGTTTACCATCGTATTGTCACCGTCTATGAACGGTTCAGGTATGTCTACTTTTATCATCATAGCAATCCGAAATAACTGTCTAGTTTATCAATCGTTTTATCTCCATCCATCAGGACGTACTCAATGACTTCTCGCCCTGAAAGTGTTATTCTCAACTTGTCCACAGGCTGGACATTGGCTATACCTTTAGAGTAATTGTTATAATGAACAATCTCCCATCCTTTTATGGATGATAGCATTCTCCGTTTGCCACACAAATTTATAGCTTTTGGAGTAAATTCCTTCTCTTTCTTATCCATAATCAATCGTTTTTAAACTTTTTAAACATCTCATCTCCCAACACTCCGCTAATGAACATGGTAAGTTCTACTTCCCATTCATCTTCCTTGCCCTTCACGAACGGATAAGTAAGCTGATGCCATTCATGGTAATCAAACAGCTTCATGCGAAGCGGATAATAATCAAACATTTTCTTGTTTCCATAAAACACACGGATATGATTTTTCTTAATCTCCGTGTAAGACAAACCGTAGTAATCCAGTATCTGGTAGAATTTGTCCATGGGGGTAAAATTACACTTCATATTTTACATATTTTTTTTAGTTGTTTATGCAACGATTTCATATACTCTATTATTGTATCCGAATTAGAGTCTGAAAAGTCAACATCTTTTACGCTTTTCAACTTTAACCCATACACTGAAATAACAATAACTTCTATGATGTTATGTTCTCTATCTTCACGGTATAACACATCTTGAATGCTAGATGTATTAATGATGGGAAAGTTATCAACTTTTATTAAAGATTTATATTTACCTAGCATTGTTGGCGTTATTGACGTTATATCGTTTTCTACAAAATCAAAAAACATATTCTCGTCATCTCCGCAATCTACTGTTTCAAGAAACATACGGATAACTTCCCACTCTGATTTCACGTGAAAAGTATTATCTGACTTGTCTACAAAGATGCCATCACCAAATCCATCCAACGATTTTTCGGAAGCGGTGTACTCTAACCGTTCAAGTCTGTTTCTTATGTCGCTTGAATCCTTTCTAATCAATACCTTCATGAAAAATATTACGTTTAATTACTATTGTCGATTGCTTCGGTAGGCTAACCTGTTCACTGTTTTCCTTGTTGGTCAAGATATATCTTTCCCCGGTATCACTAAACAGGAAATTATCTTTTACAAAGGGTATTTTCTTTCCATCATACCCTACAATAAAGCAGTTTTGAAAAATTTCTAGTAGAATCATTGTTTTATCACTTTTACGGTTACTAAAATCGGGGGAACGCTTTCCCCCTAAACTTTTATTATAGTATGCTTGCTTCTACACTCAAACATGATGCAAATATAATCAATAAAATGACATACTATCAAACATTTTAAAATACATATTATTTATTCACATTTATTAAAGTATTCCTTAAATACGTTTACATTGTATGTGTTTACCTGGCAATGGTTATCGTCAAAAATCTTTTTTATCTCATAACCTAGCTTGCAAGATATTACTTTCATCTTCATCCGGCTAATCTTTTTCCAGTTGACACCGTTTTCCTTTGCCCATCTTTTGATACTGTACCATTCATTGGATTCGTTTGGTTGTGGCTTTAACGCTTGATTCCTTTCGTACTCATCAGCCCACGCCCTGGCAGATTCGGCAGGATTGTTGAAGTTTGGTAATCTAACCTGTGCATAATAACTGCCTGTATTGGTAGCTGATGGAACAATATTATCAAATATCCAACGTTCAAATTCATCAGCCATAGGAGGAAAAGGGCTTTTATAAATCAGTCTATACATACTCCTTTCATTAATAAACTCCATTATATCATCCCCTACTTCACGCATCATTACGGAGGATGGTTTACAGTGCTCTAAAAGAGCTTTTAATGGATTTGAATACTGTAAAGAAGATGCAGCGTCTAATCCACAGAACCAAATTTTACCATATCGAACAAACACACGAATTTTGCCAAAAAAAGGATGTTCGTAAACCATTATTTCGTCCGTTTTGTGTGCCGAAGCTGTTTTATCGGTACTATTGTTTTGTTGCATAAATAAAAATAATTAACTTTGTTAAACAATTAAAATGAGTAATATATGGCAAAGAAAGTGATTAGGGTTAATGTTAAATCCCCTAAGGTAACATCAAATAAAAAGGCATCTCCCATAAAGGTCAAAATAAACATGAAGAATACGGGAGGAACACAAGCTATGGGTAAAAAATAGATTGCTTATTACAACACCTATACCCATCACTAATAGTTTGATGCGTGTGCACTTTCCTATCTCCATATCTTTGATGCAAGTATAATGCAATAAAGAATCCAACAGTAACAAAACCAATTGATGTATAGTATATCGCATTAATCAAATGTGCATCCTCAAACACCACATTATTAAATACAATATCCAGTATTGCGTATATAAACATTTCAATGACAAATACTCTATGGTATATACAAAATAAAAATACCTTTGACAATACATAGAACAATATTGCATTAAACAGTTTGGCGTTAAAGAATATGGTAAGGTACTTGTCCGAAAACGGAGTGGCATACTGAATATACTCCAATGTGTCACCATCATAATATTCAATGATATCACCTGTTCCAACAGAGTGTATAACCTCACACTGATGGACAAGTATAGCAATACAGAACAATATAGGATAACATCTTATCACCCAAATAAGAAACGTCCTGTATAAATTGTTCAAACTTTCCTCTAGCATTTTGTCTTTCATAAATTTACTCTCCTGGACAAATTTCTAATAATCTCTTCTTTCGTTCTCCCTTTCAACAGGTTAAGATCAATTGTTGCAGACCCTACCTTTACGCAACCATCAGATATGTATTGCTGCACACGTTCGTTCACAAGATAGTCCGCACCAAGCATATCCAATTTGGACAGTCCTTTCACATCATTTCTTCTGCTTAACACAAATCCACCTACCGTTCTCCATATACGCCTGTATTGGCTTATTCCGTCCTTTACAGGCATGATTATGTCGTTTTCAAACAATGGTATTCCGTTCATGTCAAACACGCCTGTAAACCATTCTACAACACAACCACTGCTATCTCTTACACGTCCATAAGCATCTATGGATACATCGTCAATAAGAAGTTCATATCGCCCCGTTACTCCATTAAATATACGGAGTAACGGGAAATCAATGTCATTTCTTCCCATTTCCCTTAATCGCTTCAATACATTCCTTTACTCCATCATCAAAACCATGCTTGTACCCCTTAGCGTATTCTCCAATGTTATACACCGCCATTGCAAATACAAACAGAATAATACCTAAAGCCTTATGCCAACCGGGAAGGGATATGGAAAACGGCTTAAATGTAATTGTTAGATCTCCGACCCATAATAGGGCGATAATACATATTATTGTAAATATAATTGTTTTCATAATCATATAAGTTTTAATGCTTCCTGTAATCCTGCTTCAAGTGCTTCCTCGTAGGTATTATAACGGATAATAGGTCTGTCAGACAATCCTATCAAGTCATGTCTCGGAATTGTCAGTATATCATACGTCCAATAGTTTTCATACATATAGGATATTTCGATATGCAGGTTTTTGGTTTCACGTAGCCACTTTTGTGCAATGGACTGAGTGGGACGACTATAACACAATTTTGGCAAATTCTTATTCGTTCGGAACACAGATTGCATTATCCGATTATTGTCCTCTTTAATAATATCTTTACAATACTCATTAAATCCTTTCTCTCTTAGCAACTTCGCAGTTTCTAATGTTACAAGTTCTTCGGTCATAATTTTATTCTCCTTTTAATTTCTTTATTAGCGCATCAGTGAAACCAAGGCTCCATTCTGCTTTCATATTTAATCGAAATACATTACTTTCTTACCTATACATACCTTGAACCTTGAAAGAGATTCACTATATTGTGTAATATTATTGGGATTATATTTGTTAACAAAACATCCAGTACGTTTATGGTATCTGACACAAGCATTTTCAGGAGATTTAGCCAATATTTCTTTCTCATCGCTAAAACTAAAAAATAAACTATCTCTATATGATACCTTATACCACTTTACTTGGCTTCTTATCTTTTTAAAATACTTTGCTTTCATTATTCCTCCTTTATTTTAAAGTGTTCAATCAGTTCATTTACGGTAGCCTTGTGAATGACGTCCAAATTCACGTCAACATCATTGTAAACCCAATAAGTAGAGAACTTGATTTCAGGACACAGAATCCATTTATCACCATCCGTAAACCATTGGTTCTTGTCTGTATCATCTCTCAATGCAGCGATAGCTAGGAAAAGTTCCTCGTTCGTTCCGCAATCAATCCTTCCTTTCTTGGTTACGGTATCTATATCATATATCACCCCATATAAATTCCCATAAGATGTTATGATTGCTCTTCCTTCTTCAATGCTTTTATGACTTCCATTGCCGTCATAATTATGTGCATCTAAGGTTGTATTACCAAAATTAAGTATTTCATATCCCAATTCTTCCAGCTCTCTCCGAAGCTCCGGTGTGTTTTTGCGTATAAAGCAAGGTGTTGTAAATCCCATAGTTATTCCTCCTTCCCAACTTTAACATATCCGTTTTCAATGCACCAGCACAGCATTTCATAGACTGCATCAATAGGCTCTTTACTCTCTGTAATCTTATAAGGTTCCATATACAAGCACGTATAGCTATCTGCAAGTTTTTGCATGGTCAGCACTTCTTTGCCAATAAAGCAAGGCAGCTTATCGAGAATATCCTGCAAGGTGTAAGTTGTACGATAATAGTCGTAATTCGTATCGGCATCCAGAGAGGTTACAACCATGTTATCTGAATCTGATTCATTCCACTCAAAATGCATGCTCCCATCGCTCGTATCAAACCCAATCTTCTGCAAATGTTTCATCTGTTCAACTGATAACACCTGTTTCATTTCTTTTCCTCCTTCGTTTTAATCTCTGTTACCTTACCACGATTAACAAAACACTGACCTATTCCTAAATCGAGTAAGGCACAATAGTTATCATTTAAAATATCGTAACATTCCCGAAATAGAGCGCATTCATTACAAACCCCTTCTGATGATTCATGCAGCACTCCGTCTATTATTATTCCGTTCTTTACTTCCATACCGTTCATTCATTAGAAGTTACACCCAAACACAATACTTTGTCAGAAACGCCTATATCGTCAAACTCCAAAGTTAAATACTCTGTATCGTAAGGATAAGGGTATCTGCAATTTTTCAATTCTTCATCCGTCAATTTGCGTCTGACACGCATCTCGATTTCAAAATCATCGGGAAGGTTCTCTATGATTTTTCTAAGTTGTCCTACGTTCTTTATTTCCATAATCAATCTCCTTTTTCTTTAATCCGTTCCAGTACATCTCTGTTGGCTTCGAGTATCTCATCAAAAGACGGGATGGGCATCCATGCAACGACATCTTCTAAATCAAAACTCTCATTAGTTTCTCTGTCATACCAGAAACAAGTAATCTGAAAATTGATGGAAGCAATTCTAACCTGCCCATCCTTTAAAAGGATTAGTTTTAGTTTAAAGGCTTCCGGCAACCGTTCCTTAACGCTTATCCACGGTGATTGCTTCGACTGCCATTCTGCACCAGAAATAAATCCTTCTTTAAACTCATCTGCGCCACATTCGCAACAATCGAATGCTGTATTATGACCATTACAATGTTCGCAATAGTCACGTTCTCCGCATGGATATTCACCGTTGCATTTATAATGAGCGTGGATTGCGTCCCTTGCCGCTTCTTCTACTGTCTGTTTCATATTAAAATACTATTTTAAAATCTTTACCTTTCAACGTAGGAAGCCTGTCAGTGACAAACTTCTCCAGTTCCTGTTCGTCTATCGGAAACAACGGGCAATATTGGTATCTGAACGTATGTACAAACCGCCCGTCAAGCATCACATCAAAAACCAGTGTTTTCATAATTTATTAACTTTTGTCCACAAACTAAACTCGGTATAGAGATATTTCCATTTATCCCTGTAACGGTATTTGTC